ACAAATAGCCCCGCCGCGAGTGCTACCCCTCCGCCGTCCTTGCCAAACAGGGACGGCGGTTCTATTTTCCGCCAATGCCCCCCATTCCTGCCGAAACAATCGCCGCCTGCCGCGAGGCTGTCGCCCTCGGGCTGAGCCTAAAGGAGGCCGCCGCTAAGTATAATATCGGCTATGAGGCCGCCCGCAAGCGTGCCAGTCGCGAAAAATGGCCGACGCCTGCCCGTGTCCGTGCCTCGCGTCCTCAGATCGTCACAGCTCCCGCTGCCGCTGTCGTGGCGGAGTCATGGGAAGCCAAGGGCGAACGCCTGCGCGGCACCCTCTACAATCTCGCCAGTACCGCCCTAGCATCCGCAACCCCCCGCCAGCTCGAAAGGTGGGAGGACATAGAGCGAGCCGCCCGCATCGCGGAGCGTGCCGCCGGACTCGACAAAGCAGCGCAACCGCTCGTTAGCCTGCACTTCCCAGACCTTTCCTCTAGTCAGTCTCCCGCATTCATCGAGTTTTCGGACGATCAGCGGACAAAAACGCCCGAGACCTACCCCATCCAGCCCCTGCCCCTCGACCTCCTGCCCCCCTAGCATCCGGCATCCCTCGCCGCTTGCGTGCTCGGTGGGCCAGCGCAGACCACCACCGGTACCCCCCGGCCCCCGGTTTCGGCCAGCCTGCGCTGCTACGTTGGGGTCTGAAAATTTTTTCCCAGAAAAGGTATTATTTAACAATCGTTTTAAGAAACGCCCATGAAAAAATCCGATCTCATCGCCCAAGGCTATCGCGAAAAGTATGGCGTTTGGTGGCGTCCGGTCGGCGGCAGGCCCATGCACGACCTGACTTTGGAACTCGAAGCGTTTCTTAATCCACCAAAAACCTCCCCCGGAAAAGCCTTCCACTTCAAAAATATCGTCAACGCCATTTGGAACTCCAAGGCTTCGACCAAGAAATTCGTCTTTCACCCTTGGGCGGAACGGATGCTGGAAAATGCCTGTCAGCACAAGTTCTTGGCTATTGCAGGCTGCTCATCGAGCGGAAAATCCGAATTTGGAGCCATTTGGGGAATTGTGAATTTCCTCGCCGGACCCAGCGGAACGAAAGTCTTGGTTACTTCCACATCCCTCAAAGACTCTCGGCAACGTATTTGGGGGTCAGTTGAGGAGTATTGGCAAGCCGCTGCCACCGTGCTTGGCGGGGAAAACATCCTGCCGGGGGAATTGGTTTCCGCGTCAGGCATGATTCGCTACCGACAGGGCAACTTCAAATCCGACCGCCAAGGGCTCGTTTTGATCGCCGGGGAAAAATCCAAGGCCAACGAGGCCATGGGTAAATTGATTGGTTACAAGGGCACTCGCGTCATCCTGATCTGCGATGAGTTGCCCGAACTCTCTGACAAACTCCTCCGCGCAGCTGAAGCCAACCTGTATTCCAACCCCGATTTCAGTATGCTCGGCATCGGGAACCCCAACAGCCATTACGACCCTTTTGGCATCTTCGCCACACCCAAGGAGGGCTGGGGCTCCATCCACTCCGACTCAGAGGAATGGGAAACCGTTCTTGGAAAATGTATCCGGTTCGACGGAGAAAAATCCCCCAACATCCTGCTGGGCGAGGATAAATACCCTTGGATGATGACTGCCCGTAAATTGCAGGACTTCAAAAATATGCTCGGGGAAACCACCCAGCGGTATGCCCGATTCGTCAAAGGTTGGTTCCACGAAGCCGGAACCGATGAGGGTATTTACAGCGAGGCCGACATCATCAAATACCGAGGCGATGCCCCAGCTATTTGGAAAACCCCGCCAACTCCGGTTGCTGGATTTGACCCTGCCTTCACCAACGGTGGCGACGATTCCCTTCTCCAATTCGGGAAATTTGGGGAGGATACCGATGGGAAAAAGGTTTTGGAATGGGGAGACTGCTTGGAACTCCAAGAAGATCGCGACATCAAGGACGAGCCTCGAACCCATCAAATTATCCGCCAGTTGCGAGCCGAGTGCGAAAAACGCAAAGTCCTACCCAAAAATCTAGCCATCGACGGAACCGGAGCCGGAAAACCCTTCTGCGATGTGGTTCGCTCTGAGTGGAGCGGAGAGTTCTTGGAGGTGAACTTTGGTGGCTTGGCTTCCAGTCTGCCAGCCAGCGGAACGGATTCCACACCCTCCAAGGAACGCTATATCAACCGCGTGTCCGAGCTTTGGTTCTCTGGGCGCGAATATCTCCAGTCCGGTCAGATACGAGGCATTTATCCAGCCTTGGCCAAAGAACTCTGCGCCAGAAAATACGAAACCAAGCAGCGAGGCAAAGTGGTTGTGGAGAGCAAAAAGGATATGCGCTCAAGAATTGGTAAATCCCCAGACCGAGGGGATGCGGCATTGCTTTGCCTAGACCTTTGCCGAACCAAATTGGGCATGTCAAGCAAGGCACGGATTCGGGAAGCCGATAACAATTCCAACCGCCGAATCTCGAAATTCATCTCATTTTCCCGAAAATTATCAAGAATGAGGGCTATTTAATAGTTGCAGACCTTTTTATTTCCCCCAAAATGCCGGAAAATGGATATTGCCATCCCCGTTCTCTCCAAGGCGTTACCAAACGCTCGTAAGCTCGCCGCAATCCTCAAGCAGTTTGGACCTCTTGATTCCCGGCATAAAATCACGGTTTTCACAACCGCGACTGTGCTCAATGAGGTGCAACGGATTTTTGACGGCATCCGCGATGTGAGCTTCAAGGCGATTTTGCCAACGCTCTACCGGGAGCCACCGAGGTCCTTGAATGAGACCTTCGACATCGTGGCTCGCAGCATGGTGGGCAGTCATTGGTTCTATATGTCCACCGACACTCGGCCTGTCGTGTCGAACTGGGCGGATGTTTTGGACCAAGAGTATCGAGCCTCCGGCAAACACTATCTTGGCTTCCAAGTCAATTTGACTCGCCGCTTCCGGGATGCTTCCGGTGTTGAGCGTGTCGATATTGGCGACCCCTATATCTTGGAGGCCGCTGTCTATCCAGCCAACCTGACCAAGTTGGAACGCAACTCGGCTCGCAATCATGGTAGCCACCATGAAGTATTTCGTCGGCATGAGATGGTCAAGCACACCGCTACGACCGACCGTATTGGCAATGCCAACTGGAATGACAACTACGTCTGCGTTTCTCCAAACGAAGTTGTCGTTACTCGAATCTCTCCAGATTGGGGAATCGTCACGCAGGCTTCCCCACTTGAACTCCCTGTCGAGACCGAACCTGAGATTGAGGCGCAGGAGGCTCCAATGCTGTCGGTGGACGATTCACAGAATGAGGTTACGCTTGACAACCCAAAGCGGGGCCGAGGACGGCCTCGTAAGGTGCCAGTAACGCCATGAACGCCGACTTCCCCACTCCGACTACTTCTCAAGATTTGCTCCTTCCTGTCCAAGAAGATGGGAAGCTGCTTCGCACGCGAATCAAAAACGTCCAAGCTGCCCATTCTTCCTATCGTCGGATGCGTAGTGGGGATGAGGAATCCAGTCGGGACCGTGCTCGGGTGCAGTCCATGATCGATGGGGAAAGCCCATACGATCAGCGTCAACTCGATCTCAATGGGCTTGGAGAAATCTGTAACGTGAACTGGGGCCAAGGGGACCAGTTGGTTTCCACGGCAATGAGTCCGTATCTGGATTTGGTAACGTCGGTTGACGTGCTCAATACGATGCCAACAAACTTTGGCGACCCGCAGGCTCGTCCTGAGTGGGAGAGCATCATGGCGGAGGAGTTCACCCGCATGGTTCGCAACTGGCCGGAGTTCTACCCACGTTACCTCTATTTGGTGCAGCAGTTCCTCGTTCACGGCGTAGGCTTGGCCTTCCGTGAAGATGAAATCGATTGGCGTTGGCAAGTGGCTCCCCTTGGAGACTTCCTGATTCCCCGGAACACTCGGGCATCGGACGAGGAAATCGAACTTTGCTGCATTGTTCGCAGCGTCCCCCCTCACGAACTGTATCAGAAGATTGAGGACGAAGAACTCGCCAAGGAACTCCATTGGAATGTCTCGGCTGTGAAGAAAGCATTGCTCACAGCGATGCAGTACAGCAATACCACTTACCCAACGAACTCTTGGGAAGATTTGGAGCGCGAGTTCAAGAACAACGACCTCGCTGCTTCGACGGCTTCTGCCGCAGAGGTCAAGTTGGTGTTCATGTGGGCCAAGGAACTCGATGGTTCCATTTCGCAGTATATCTTCCCGGAGAAGGACGCGGATGTCGGAATCGGATTCCTCTACGAGAACAAGAGCCGCTACAAGAACACCAGCGAAGCGTTCAATACCTTTGTCTTTGGCATCGGAACCAATGGCTACTTCCACAGCATTCGTGGGATGGCCAGCAAGATTTTCTCTACGGTTCAAGCTCTCAATCGTCTGCGTGGTCGCTTCTACGACAGCTTGATGACCAGCTCCATGCTCATGATCGAGCCGGACAACGAGGACGCCATGCAGGACATGAGCCTTGTCCATTTCGGTCCGTTCGTGGTCAAGCCGCCGAACATCAAGGTCATCCAGAAGGAGCAGCCCAATTTCAGTCAGTCCTTGATTCCCGGACTGAACGATCTCTCCACGATTCTTCAACAGCAGGCTGGCACCTACACGACCGAGGCGATCTTCAACTCGGTTCGTCAGCGTACCAAGTTTGAGACGCAGGCACAGCTTGAGTCGGTGGCCAACATCAGCCTCGCTCAGTTGAACCTGTTCTACATCCCATGGGAACGTCTGCTTCGCGAGACAGTTCGCCGTGCGATTCGTGAGGACTACTTCCCAGAGGACCCCGGTGGCCAAGCTGTGAACGAGTACCGCACTCGTTGCATGATGCGCGGCGTGCCAATCGAAGCCATCTTGATGGTCGATGTGGGTCGCGTTGAAGCCGTGCGTGCGGTTGGTGGAGGCTCCTCGGCAGCGAGGTCTGCCCTCATGGAACGCCTATTCAACCTGTCGGCCAGCTTTGACCCACAGGGTCGTCAGCAGGTTCTTCGCGACCTCACTCGCACTTTGGGCGGCGTCGAGGCGGCAGACCGCTACACCCCGGCACCGGAGAATCTCCGTCCTCCAATGGAAGCCGAGGTTGCCTACTTGGAAAACATCGCCCTCAAGTCGGGCAATCAAGTTCCGGTGCGACCGAATACCCTTCACCGTGTTCACTTCGACATTCATCTGCCGGAGGAAGAAGCCATCGTTCAAGCCTTGGACGAGGGGACGGTTCAAGTGGAGCAGGTCATGCCTGCCCTTACGTCGCTCCACCAGCACACCAGCGAACACGCGCAGTATCTTGTCAGCGAGCCAGATTATCCGCAGATCAAAAAGCGGTTGCAGGAATTGGATGGTATTCTCTACAACGCCACCAAGCACATGCAGAAAATCATGGAGGACCAAGCGGAAGCCGCAGCACAGGCTCAAGCGGAAGCTCCAGCTCAGCCCGAAGGTGGCAATGCCGCCAATCCGAACGCGCTGCCTGATACACTTCAACGCCAACTCGTCGAGGCGAGCACCCGTCTGCGTATTGCAGAGGAGAAACACCAGCAGGAAATGCGGATTCGCGCCGAGTCCGCCCAGCAGGAAATGATGCTCAAGGACGCCGAAGTGGCTGCGAAAATCGCCCGTGAAAGGCTCAATCAATGATCTGCGAAGAATACGTTTTCTCCTACAAGGTTTTCCCCAACGATAAAAGCATCCATGTGTATCGACACATGGGAGATGGACTTGGACTGGCTACGGTCGTCAAGTTCAAGACTCTCAAGCAAGGCATCTTGGATGTGGGTCGCATGGTTCGTGAAGCCATCGAGGATGATGCCAAACTGCCAACTCCCGATCTGCCATGACACATCAAGACTGGTACCTTTCTGACGACTTGCATCAAGGATTGGCTCGACTTCTCCGAGATGAGCCGTTGATTAAGACTGCTTTGGATGTCTTGCAGACGGCGAATGTTCCTGCGACCAACTATGGAACTGACCCAGTTCGCATTGCTTTGATTCACGCAGAACAGGCAGGTTTCCAGAAAGCTCTTGAGGCTTTCGTCAAATTATCTCGTCCGAACACTGTTGCGACCAAGAAACCGCTCCAAGAGTGGAGCAAGCCAACCACTTTTACCGAAACCTCCTCATCCTAATCCATGGAAACCGAAACCGACCCCCACGCTCCTTCTTACGAACAAACCGAAGATTCCTCCGGGGATTCGGGCTTTATGGCTGGACTGTTTGAAGCAGCCGGACAGAAGGAATCACCAGACACTCCTACCGGAGAAGTCGAAACGGAGACCGAAACTGAGACGGAGAACGAATCCGAAGGTGAGGAAAACTCCAACGAATCCGAAGGCGAGGAATCCGAGTCCGAGACAATCGATACGGAGAACGACCCGGATTTCGAGGATGCTCCTCCGATTCAGAAGGAATCCAACAAGATTGGTTGGAAGAAACTCAAGCAGCTCAAGGCTACGGCTGAGAAAGAGCGCGACGAGATGAAGGCCGAGCTTACGAAGCTCCGGGCCAATCCTCCGTCGGCTGCTAATACCGCTGACATCGAAGCACTCCGCGCAGAGCTTGAAGCCTCTAAAACCCAGTTGGCCGACTACGATAAGAAGATGGCCCTGATCGACGTGGAGCAAAGTCGTGAGTATCGCACCAACATTGCCGAGCCCCTTCAACGTGCCGAAGAACTCATCCAGTCCTTTGCCGAGAAATATCAGCTTGACGTTCGAGACATCGCGAAGGCTGCGACAACCCCGAATGTCTTGGACCGCAACCAGCTTCTCTCAGAGATTGTTGGAGGCATGAACGACTTCGACAAGTACGAGTTCAAGCGCGTGGTTGACGAGGCCAAAACCCTCTACGACCGCTCCATGCAGGTCAAACGTCAGGCTCAGGAATCGAAAAAGTTCCTCGATGAGTCCCGGACCAAGGAGCAGGAAGCCCAGCGACAGAAGCGTCGCGAGGAAAATCTCAAGGTATCCGACAGTGTTTGGGAGGGCCTCAAGACCAAACTACCTTTCCTCAAGGAAGGTAATGAGGAGATTTCTCGTTTGGCTGACGAAGTGAAGGACGCCGATCTGTCTGAGGCTCCCGTAGAGACTCAAGCCTACGCTCGGTATGCGGCAGTTCTTCTGCCAAACTTGGCTTCCCGTCTCGAAGCACAGGCTAAGGAAATCGAGACACTCAAGCAGTCTTTGACCAAACGCGGGGCATTGAACCCATCCGTCCGTAGCGGAGCGGTATCGAAGTCCACCAAGAGCGGCAAATCCTTCATGGATGGGCTGGATGAAATTCTGTCTTGACGAATTGTAAGGGGGCCATAACTTTTTCGTGAGGTAGCCACTCCCTTCCTGATTGGCATTTTCACGGAGTTTCTCTGCCTGACTACGACTCCACAGGCATCTCTGGGCGTTCACTAACGAAACGCCCAACTCAACCCCATCCCCCCTACCATTATGCCTTGCGAAGTCGTAAATTCCTATCTCATCAAAGAATCCAACCGCATCACGGGTGACATCGCCCGTCGCGGTCGTGCCACCTCTCCTTGGAACGCTGTCCTCGAAAAGGACTTCTTCCCAGATGAAGTTGGCTTCACCATCTCCCGCGTGGTTTATCAGCGCACCGTGCCTGTCGTTGGCGAAGGTGCTGGCTGGAACCCCGTTTCTGCCTCTACCTCGGAAGCTACCTCTACGGCCTGCGCTCCGATTGCCGCTACTCTCAGCTCGCGTGCTCTCACCCAGTCCGCTCAGCTCTCTGAGTTCGTTCTTGACTCTGACCCGCTTTGCATCTCGGACGCTCGCGCTGCCGTGAAGTTCAAGCAACAGGTCGCTGAGATCAAAAACAACTTCGAGAAGAACGTCATCGACGCTTGGGAAATGCGTGACCGCAGCGAATACTGCGCCATCATCCCTGACGCGAATCGCCTTGTGTTCAACGGTGGCTCACTCACCGCTGGCTCGGGCGGCGATTTCGCTGGTGTCCAAGCCGACAGCTCTATCCATCAGGACGTGCTCGACAGCATCCGCTGGAAGCTCATCCACGACGGGGCTGGCGAAGATGGTGCCTACGCCATGGTTGACGGTCAACCAGTGTTCGTTGTTGTGATGTCCTCGGAGCAACAGCGTCAGCTCATCAAGGGCAACGCTGACATCCGCCAAGACTACCGCTATGCTGACCCGAAAGAGCTGCTCAAGCCTTTCGGTGTGAAGCGCGTCTATGGTGGCCTGTTCCATCTCATCGACGACAAGGCTCCTCGCTATGACTTCGACGCAGAAGCGGACGAGTACATCGAAGTGCCGTTCTACACCACCAACGAAGCTGGCATCGCCATCGTCAATCCTGACTATGAAGCTGCCCTCTACGAAAAGGTGATCTTCTATCATCCGAAGGTCTGCAAGCGTCTCATGCAGAAGCCCCTCTCCGACATGGGCAGCGGTGCAAGCGTCAAGGCTTGGAACTACGCTGGTCAGGTCGAGTGGATTAACGAGTACGACCGCGAGTGCAACAAGTACAAGGACATCGGCTACTGGAGCGCACGTCTGCGTGCGGCTTACCAGCCGAACATCCCTGAGTATGGCTACGAAGTCATGGTGCTTCGCTGCCCCGGCTCCCTTGGCACCACCCCTTGCCCTACCTCGTAATCTAGCGGCCCACACGGGTTGACAACCTCAACAGGGTGGGCGTTCCTTTCACTAGGACGCCCACCCTCTTTTTTCCCCTCTCACTACTATGGCTATTCCAGTTCGCGATGCCTACGAGCATCTCAAGTTTATCTCAGGAGCGGCGTCCGCCGAAGAAGCTGACGCTCTTACCAAAGCAACCTCCCCATCTCTTCCTTTTGGAGCTGATTTCTGTGGCCTGACTTGGGTTGACGGCAACGTCACCGAGTTGGAATACAAAGTCGGCGGCTCGGGAGGAACTACTGTTGCAACCATCTCTTTTGACTATACTGACGGCAACGTCACTTCCATCACCAAGTCATGACTTTCAACCCATTCACAGGAACTCTTGAATTAGGCGGCGGTGGCTCGCCCGGACCTACTGGACCTACTGGGCCTACTGGACCCACTGGGCCAGCAGGAACTCCCGGCGACCCCGGAGGTCCTCCCGGACCTACTGGCCCTCCCGGACCTACTGGCCCAACAGGTTCCGATGGCCCTACTGGACCCACAGGCCCCACTGGACCTACTGGACCAGACGGCCCCACTGGACCTACTGGCCTTCCCGGCGACCCCGGTGGCCCTCCCGGACCAACAGGCCCCGATGGCCCTCCCGGACCTACTGGGCCCACAGGCACCGACGGTCCTACTGGGCCTCCCGGCCCCATTGGTCCCACAGGAGACCCCGGACCAATAGGCCCTCCCGGCCCCTCTGGTGGCCCTCCCGGACCTACTGGACCAGACGGCCCTCCCGGACCTACTGGGCCCACAGGTACCGACGGCCCTACTGGACCGACAGGACCTCCCGGAGACCCCGGCCCCAAAGACTCCGTTGTGTCCACGCCCGAAGGTATCTACGCCTTTGCCGTGACCGAAGGTGCGCGTCCTTGGTTCCTCGACATCGTTCCTGCTGGTGATGGTCTGGAGAAGAAATACTCCGCCGCTATCAGTGAGGAGACTGCACGCTTTAGAAGTGCTTGCGGAAAGTTTGACCTTGTATTCGGCATCCAAGCGGCTTATCCAGACTGGCGTCTGCCTTCCAAGACGGAAGAACAGATGCGAGCAGCAAAACAATTCTGGAATCAAGCCTTTGTATGACCTCATGGTGGCAACTTTTTGGTAAAGCACTCTCCGAAGAAGAATGTTCGACTCTCGTCAAATACGGGCTTACGCATAGGCCAGTTCAAGCGACGGTTGGGCACGGCGGGAAATCAGTAGTGGACGACCATTTGCGACGTTCCACTGTTCGATGGCTCAGCCGTTCCGACCCGACCTTGAGCTGGTTCTACGACCGTATCGAGAAGCTGGCACTCCAAGCCAATGCGAATGCTTTTGGCTTCGATGTAAGGGGCTTCCACGAAGTTCAATTCACCGAGTACAACGCAGACAACTCTGGCGGCTATGGATGGCACGAAGATTTGAACTGGCTCAAAGCGACCCCGTTTGATCGCAAGATGAGCATGGTCATTCAGTTGTCGAAACCCGATGACTACACAGGCGGTAAGTTGGAGTTTGCCAGTGACCCGCTCGCAGAAGGGCAGTTTGTCAACCAAGGCGACGTGATCTTCTTTCCGTCGTTCAACCGCCATCGCGTGACTCCCGTAAAGTTGGGCGTCCGCTACTCTTTGGTGACTTGGTTTATCGGCCCGAAGTTCCGTTGAACACTGGGTAAATCGCCTTGAATCTGCGGCAGATTCTACGATCTGTTATGGGCTTTCATACTCGATGGGAAAGCCCATCAACTATCCATTACCCGATGCAACCTGCTTCATCAGACGCACTTAGCCGCCTAGTGACCTTTGTCAAAGGAGACACTTGGGAAGGGTTGCCATCCGTCACTGTCACCAACAGATTGGCTCCGGGTAATTTGGCAGAGGTCAAAATGGCTTTCAAATTGAATCCGAAAGTCTTGGCTCCTGATCTGGAGCTTACTACTACCAATGGAGGGATTAACATAGTTGATGCCGTGGATTGGGAGTTCTCAGTCAATCCCGGAAGGTATCCCCTAGCCATAGGAATCTACTATTGGCAGATTGAGACCATCGATGACGGAGACCCAGCTTATGTTCAGACTTTGTTGGAAGGCACTTGTCAGGTTTTTGCGGACTACACTTCTTTCACCCCACCATGAGTACTCCTTCCATTGTCGTTACCGGAGGCAACACTCCAGCAGTTACCGTTACAAGTGAAGGGGATGTCGTTGTTGATGTAGCCGTCCCCGTAAGTGGGACTGGAAATGTAGTTGGTCCAGCATCGAGCACCAACGACAATGTTGCGTTGTTCAACGGAGCATCGGGGAAGATTATCAAAGATGGAGGAACTTTCGCATCACGGGTGGCCTCCTCGACGACAGACCAGTCGAGTAAAGATGACCCCATCGATACCGATGAAATACCCCTGATCGATTCTGCTTCGAGTTTTGGTCTCAGGAAGATTACATGGGCACAGATCAAAACAGCACTCAGCTCAATCTTTTCCCCGATTGCCAATCCCATCTTCACAGGTAGATTTAGGGCAGCTTCCTCAACAAGCGCAACTGGGAACAATGCTATTGCAATAGGAGCTGCTAACACGGCAGGAGGGGCCAATGCTGTCGCAATAGGCAGTTCTAGCGCGGCTACTGCCACGCAAAGCGTTGTTTTAGGAGACGGCAATACGGCTGGGGGCAACACAGGAGCGTCGCGGACGTTTATTCTTGGCTCCGGCATTAACGCCCAACCAGCTTCCGGAGTGGTTGGAAACACATTCCTTGGTCGCAGCCATACATTGTCCAGTGCAGTTCTAGCCAATGACACTCATACCACTGGCCGAGGTGGCGTTGTTAGGCACAGTAATGAGCGCATCCATGCCTTAGTCGGCGGCTACCAATCTGGCGAAATTATTCTAAGGGGGCAAACGTCTGACGCGACTCTAACAGAACTAGCCATTGATGGAGCCGGAGCTTCTCAGTTTTTCACTCTACTAGACGGCCAAGTCTATGATCTCTTTATTCGCATTATGGCGCGCCGAAGCGGGGGCAGTGAACACGCCTCTTACTGGAGGCGAGTATTGATTCAGCGAACTGGGGCAACTACGAGCCGACTTTATCTCCAAACTATCGGCACAGACTTCGAGAGCAACCCATCATGGGATGTGTCGATAACGGCAAATAGCCCAGCCAGCCGTTTGAGTATTACTGTTGCTGGGGCGACGGGGGCGACGATTGCTTGGAGTGCTCATGTGATTTTCAACGAATTAACCTACACGAATTAACCTACTAGCCAGAAATTGACCCCATGAGCGATAAAGCGCAAAACAAACTCCTAATGACTCTGGGTGTTATTACCGCTTTAGTGACGATTGGCATTCAGGTTATGACTGTTGGCGAAGTCAAGGGCAGGATGGAAACGATCATGAATGTCCATCAACAGCGTCTCGATACCCATGAGAGTAAAATTGACGAGCACACCAAGGACATTTCCGAAATCAAAGGAACTCTGAGCCGAGTTACAACGGCCTCCATCAAGAAGTGAGACTCGGTTGCCTCCAGATAATTTTGGAGGTATTTTGATTGGTATGGAACGCCACGCCACATTTCTCACTCCTTTTGAGGCAAAGGACATTTCTGGGGATAGAGAGGTGTCCCGTTTGAAACTACTCGCTCCTTTCCGAGTTTATAGCGAGGTGCTGGACGCCGAGTTCACAGTCCCAGAGGGATTCGAGTTTGACGAGTCCATTCCCGGCATACTGCAAGGCATCGTTCGACCTTTCGGCATGAGCAAGCGCGGAGCTTGTGTGCATGATTGGCTTTACCAGAACCATGGCTACCGAGCGGATGATGGGGACTTCGTAACGGTTACTCGCCGTCAGGCCGACGCCGTGTACAAGGAAATGCTTCTCGCTAAGAACACACCTGCTTGGCGTGCGACAGTTCGCTGGCTCGCGCTTCGACTTGGCGGGTGGCACGCATGGAACAACTGATTTCAACTATGGCCACTGTAATCCTAGCCGCCCTTTGCTTTGGGTTCTGCTTCTACATTGCGATCACGTTGATTCGTTCGTGAGTCTGCTTGCAGGAAAGACGCTCTAGGGGTAGTAATGCGACATGCTTGCTGGTGTTTGCTGCTACTTCAATTTCTCGGGTTTTGATCGTCCCAAGGCTAACCTTCTACGCTTCCTTCGACAAATGAGTCGAGATAGCGTTCCGATCTATGGCGTGGAGCTGCTTCTTCCGGGGCAGACTCCTGCCACAAAAGGCTACCCAAAATGGTGTCAAATCCCCATTGACCCCCAAACGCAAAAACTGTGGCAGAAGGAAATGGCGATCAATCTGGCCGCTACCCGAGTTCCGCCTGAGTACGACAACCTCGCGTGGTTGGATACAGATATTTGGTTCGCGAACCCAGATTGGGTAGAAGATACGGAATCAGCTTTGGTCCAGCACCATGTTGTACAGATGTTTGACACCGCCTGTTGGACAAGCAAATCCGGTGAAGTCGAACGCACTCGACAAGGGTCTGCTTTGGTCGGATTAGACCACCGCTGGCAATCGCATCCCGGCTTCGCGTGGGCGATGCGACGTTCTTTGTGGAACAAGGCTGGAGGACTTTTCCCACGCACGTTGTCTGGCGGAGGGGACACAGTGATGACTTTGGCGATGATGGGGCTTCCGTTCTGGGCCAACGTGCGAGAGCATCTAGGAGCGAATCAAGAGATGTTCCGCCAATGGGCAGAGAACTTCAAAGGAATCTCGGTTGGACACGTTCCCGGCAGGGTCCTTCATGAGTGGCATGGCACGATTCAAGACCGAGACTATGTTGGTCGCTGTCAGCGAGTCTCAAAGATCGATGTAGTCAAAGACCTCGAAGTTGCTGCAAATAAGTTGCTGGCTTGGACGGATTCTGCACCCCCAGAGATTGTCAGAGAGGTCTCCGACTATTTCAAGGCACGCCGGGAAGATGGTTGACACGGCAGGCAAATCGCGCCAAAAGGCGGCATGATTATCGCGTTCACCGGATTGGCACAGGCAGGTAAAACTACCGCCGCAGACTTCTTAGCCAAACTTGGCTGGAATAAGGTCAGCTTTGCCTCACCACTCAAGCGCATGATGGCTGTGCTTACGGACGAAACCGATAAAGATGCGCGTCCTCCCGAGCTGTGCGGCAAGACGGTGCGCGAGTGCTACCAAAGCCTCGGAACCGAATGGGGTCGAAATCTCGTTGGGAGAGACATTTGGCTTCGAGCTGCCAAGAGACAGATGGGCTTGATAGCTAAGAACGGCGGTCGCGTTGTCTGCGATGATGTGCGTTTTGACAATGAGGCTGAACTTGTCCACAAACTTGGTGGCATCGTAATTGAGGTCCGTCGAGCTGGCCTCAACCGGATGGAGCATGAGTCGGAATCTGGTATCAGCCCACTGGCTTTGGATGCCTCTTTGGCCAATGACGGTTCCCCCGAGGACCTGTGGACCAAGCTCAACGAGGCTTGCTTGCGGCTCGGTATCCGCTTAGAATAGCAGGTATGCCGACTCCGCTGCCCATCAACCCAATCCCAACTCCGGTACAAAAGTTGCCGATTACACCCCTGATTGGGGATTTGCTGGTATCAGAGACAGTGGACACCAAAGTTGCGGTCAACGCGACCTATCCCGACTACGGGACTCCACATCCAAACTCAGCCAAGTGGCCTGACCACAAGTTTTGCTGGGCAGAGCCCGGAGAGAAAGGGCTTCAACGCTGGGTCTATGTGGCAGACCGTGCTAACCAGCACCTCTACAACTGGGAGGTAGATACATCCGCAGAGCGTCCTACGGTCAAACAGACCTTTTTGATTCCCCGCGATGAGTTCGAGGCAGGCAACGTCACCTACGCTCCGCCGACCTTTTTGGACACAGACGACTACCAACTTGTCGCAACTGTTCAGTCTCGGTCAGACATTGCGAAGCTGGATAACCTGTATGTGGTTGTCCAAGTCGTTTGGGAGGATACATCTGCCATAATCTCTGGGCAGGAGTTCGACCCAGATACCGGGAATCTCTACCCTTACTCTAAAGAGAAAGTCCCGGCAGGCACTTCCGGCGACCCATTGAACTCCTCGGGAACTTATTCCGAAGTCCAGCCAGTCAATTCCCTTTGGTCGATCAAGACGACCAAGCAGGCCGCAGGGCTTGCCGGGGCCGCAAGCGGCGGGGTATCCACTCGCGCTCCTTACCCGATTGTGGTGAACTATTCTTGGCCGGGAGTCCTGAATGCTTCTAATCCATTCAGTGTGTTTTATCCTCCTTTGAGGGCTGGTGGCTATGGGCGAGCTATTGTTGTTCCAAATTACCTGCGAGACGCCTATGACGGCCCCTGCGTCGCCTTGGTATATGAACAGTGGACTCAGACTCCCCCAACCATTTCCACGGTCGGTAACGCAATGTTCCCATCCCCGATCACTTGGGAGGGGGCGTTGCTTCAAGTTCGGATTCCTCCAACGCTCCACCAAGCATTTCCAATTTGGGAAACGTCTGGGACGAGCCACCCCGATTACAAGTACTACTACTATCAGCAGTACGAACCAGCGACAACTCCACCAGACTGGCCTCAATACATCGACAGCAAGGTAGATATACGCCCCTACTTCGGCGGGTACCTGTCTAGGCGTATCCGCATCTACAATCCATACTACACGAACCTCAATACCCTAATCGTAGCTTCTGTGCTGAATGTGACAGACACGACTATTCAGTTGGCTTGGGTAACAGGAGCTTCTGGAACAGCGAGTGTTTATATCAAGCTGGCTTCGGCAGGTTCATGGAGCAGCCCAACCGCTACTGGACTCACGGGCAATGATTATACTTTCACCGGACTCACGGCGAATACGGCCTACCAAATGAAGGTCGTCATTGGAGCCCTGACTTCAAACACTGTCCCAACCACCACAGACTTTGGCGTTCCAGTAATCACCGTAGGACCCTTCATTGCGACTCTCTTGGAAGATGCAGCGATGACTCCGATTGATTACGACGCAACGGGTGGTGCCATTGTATTCTCAGCCACGGGACTGCTGGCTGGGTTGAGCATCAACTCAACCACAGGCGTCGTATCTGGCACTCCGACTCCTGATCTCAGTTCGAGCACTCAGGCGACCATATCTGCATCGAATGATGCAGGCTCGGTTAGCCAAGTTTTGACTCAGAACTACACAGCGAAGCCGACAGTTACAGCTTCTCAATCCTTCGCTCTCCTTGAGTCTGAGACTGGAGTCTCCTTCACCATCGTCGCTAATAACTCACCGACGACATGGAGCCAGAGCACCGTGTCTAGCACGCCAAGCGCAGGAACGGGATTCTTTACCCAGCATCCAAGCCTGTCGTTCAGCACCTCCACGGGAGTTATCTCTGGCAATGCGAACAGCGATACAACCAGTCGCGTTTGGGTTCTCAATATCACGGCATCCAATGCGGCGGGGGACCGAGGGGCAGTTCCTATCACGATCAACTACACGGCGAAGCCGACGATTACCGCAGCGCAGAGCTTCTCCCGTTCACACAATGCTTCTCCGATAGCAGACATTCAAATCCTCGCCTCCAACTCTCCGACCTCTTGGACATACGATGGAACAGTAAGCCGTCCAGCAAGCCCAACGAATAATGACTTCTTTCTTGCGGAAACGAGCCTGAGTTTTGACACTGATACTGGGATAATCTCAGGCTCTACGAATAACCACTCGCAAAACATCGGAACATGGGTTCTCCAATTCACCGCTTACAATGCAGCCGGAAACCGAGGGTCAGTCAACGTCACCATCATCCTTACCTGAGCCTAACATCGAAGCCCTTGATGGGTCTCTAGGCGAGGAAGCTCAGGAAGAAGCTCTCTGGCATTTGCTAGAGACTCAGATCAATATGACCTTTGACGCCTTCTCGTTCATATCAGATGGGTCAGTGAGAGTCAGCCACGGCATTTATTTACAATGAGCATGGAAGAACGCATCTTGGCAAAGGCCACCGAATTGATCGATCAGCGAGTCGCGGAGATCATGGACGCGACTTCGGCTCCACGGGTTGTTCGTCTCGACGATTATCTCACAATCGAGTCGGAACAGGGCGAGGGAAACGTAGATAGCTTCCCATGGCCATACGCAGGCCAGTTGCAGTTGTCAGATACCCAAGTTTTTGTCGTGCCTTTTGTTGTTAGTGGACTTGGGTTTGCAACTCTTTCCCCACTCCCCCCGGACCCAAATATACCACCAACCGTACCTCCCGTAGCTCCAACAATCAACGGCAGATCGATCTTCTCTACGAACCGCCCGTCATTACCTAGACGGAGTGCCGGGGCTGCGGTCTATTTGCAGAAGTCGGTAACTCTTTCGGTTAATACACAGTTTCGAGGGATTAACTCAGTCACAAATTCCTGCGAGATCATCCAACAAAGTTTAACTCAATCCTTTCCACGAAAAGTCGGACGTGTCACTTGGCCATACTATGCACAGTACCTAGACCCAGATGCCGTTACTGTGGATGAATCAGAGTGTTGGATAACCACCCTTTTGGGTGTCTATACCGCAGACGGACAAGTGTATCCGGGCTACATTTTCCCGGCACAAAGAGTAGTTTCATACACAGACCCGCTGGCGGATGGAGGGTATCACTATCTAGGTATCCCTGCCTACGGACCTTTTACCCGGAATACAACTATAACGCCGTATCCCCCCGAACCATGACTTCCGAAGGTGCCGATAAAATCATTGCCAAAGTTGAGGGGCTAGTTTCCGAAGCGGTTAGCAAACTAGAGTTTAAGTCGGGAGACCGACAGACTACCCAAGTCCTGCCGGGGTTCCCATTCAGCTTAATCAAAGAGATACCACAAGAAACTGGCAGTTACGAGAGAGAAGAAGTCGCTCCTTGGTTCCCCGAGGGGAGAGGTTACTACTCGACAGGAACATCAAGTGGGTCTCGGCTGTTCTTTTTGCCATTCGACCCAGCAACGAAAGTTGGAGGTACTCGATGCTACGATACTCCTCGACCGTACGTCAACATCCCAAACGACCAAATTCGAGTAATTTATCTGGAGCAGACTTTTCAGGTATCTTCATGGGAAAAACCGTCTCCCGACGACTTCGACCCAAACATCCCAGACGAGCCCATCTACGTCTTGGATTCAGTTACAGCGGGGCCAGCGACTATCTATGCTGCGAGAGTGGAGGACATTCCATCTTCAACTTATCCTCAGTCTGAGGGGCTACATCGCTACGAGCTTTTATACCCCGGTACGTACACATATCATTTTTATCTAGGGGCATTTAAGGGGGTCGCAGACAAACCAGCGGAGCTAGTTGACACCGAACTTACCGAAGATTTCTGGACTGAATACTATGAGAAAAACGAGGGAGTACGCTATCTTCTTGGTGCAATTCCGGAAGAGTTTTTGACAGCACATCCATTCCTCGCTCTCTTTCCGTACTTTTTCGGCGGACCCAAGCAAGGCGATGGTAATTCGTCAGGTGACGTGGCGGCAGAAGGAGGTTGGTTCGCCAGTCACCTCCTCGAACCTACCCCTTGAGCTTAGGCAGATGGGCGTTATTCTTGGCCATGACTTCAAATCTGACAGTCTCCGATGTCCGGGCCAATTTGTTCTCCTATGTTACCCCGGAGAATGAAGAATCTCCCAAGTTTCTCAACTACCTAAATCAGGTGCGTGAGCGGGTTATCAATTCGGGAAAATGGAAAGGCACGACTTTCAAAGTCAATTTTGACATGGGAGATCGAGAGTACATTTCCTTGCCCCGCGATGCTGAGTCCCTGCTCGGACTGCATGTGAACTATGGCGTTCAAGGAATCCAGTCCCGTTGGTACGAGTATCTGGTTTCGGGTCCCGGCTCTATCCCCGCCCCTATGCCGGACATCGGAAGTGCCATCGATCTTGGCGACAACTTTGCCACCACCATCGACCCAACACAGGCAGGCGTTCTACGTTGGAAAACTACCACAACCGAGGCAGAGGGGCTCACGGTCAAGGTGTTTGGCCATAGCGATCAATACGGCAACGATGTGTACACTAACGGCTCTCTAGGAGAGGAAATCACTTTGGACAACATCCCGGTCGATACGGCCAACGCTTTCTACCAAGTTACCTCCGTCGTCAAACCCATCACGGCTGGACCGATTCAACTTTACGTTGTGAACGGAGCTACGGAAACGCTTTTGGCCGAGTATGCTCCCACAGAAACTCGCCCCCAATACCGCCGCTACCGTTTGGCTAACACAAACTATGTCGTGACGGGTTTGTGTAAGTTGAAGTATCTACCGCTCATCCAAGAGGACGAGCCAGTGATTCCACCTAGCATTGGGGCCTTGAAGATGGGGATTTTAGCTCTAGTTTATGAGGACGCCAATGACCCGGCTTCTGCCGACGCTTATTGGGGACGGTGCTACGCCCTCCTCAATCAGCAGTTGAAGGAGACCCGAGGAATGGCCCGTCAAGTGTTCAACGGCTCATTTGCTGCGGCTGGCCTCCGTGCGATTCCAACGACCCGCTAACCTAATCCTATGGCAATTCCCTCCTCTCCTCGCAATCGTCCAGTCGCAGTCTATGACCCCGGCAGATATGAAACTTGGGGCGAATCCGACTTCGATCGTCGTCAACGTCTCCCTATTGGAGCTGACTCTAATGCCAATCCGACTGGGGCTCCGGCAGGTCGTAGCACAATGGACCCCGCAAGGCTTGCTGGAATGATCTCCCGAGGCACCGCACGTCCGGGACAAGTTGCAGCCGCGCAGTTTGCTAGTGGGATGGCCGGAGCAGCCGCATCTCTGGAGGGAGCCGATATTCGCAATAAGTACAACAAACTCCAGCTAGAAGCGGAAAAACAGGGAATCGAGAAACTCCGTGAGGCATACGCAAAATGGATGTACGGAGATAAACAAGGTCAAATGCCCCCACCATTTCCCCAGAGAGATTTGGCTCCAGACCCAGATAGTACTTCTGAAACATTTATCCTACCCCCTGACCCATTTGGGACAGGATATTTACCTGTTGGACCAAATAATCCATTTACCGACGCATATAACAAACTTGGATTGCCAAGGTAAGTTCATATCCGCAACTCCGCAATCTTATGGCCACGCCTACTTTCCAAGACCTGATGAACTTTGCTATCGCCACGGGCGGTAACAATCAAATCACGGACCTCAACTCTCCGACAGCCCGTAATGCGATGGCCGCAGCTATCAATGCCGAGGCGCGTCGTCAGTTAGCTCAGCAGGCTGGAAAGTCTGCCGTGAGGGAGGCTCAGGAATTGCAACGCATGTCGCAACAGGAAACTACTCGGGCACTTCCGGGGGGAGTCACCAGCTCTACCCTGCCTGACGGCTACACAGTTTTGACCGATGCCCAAGGAAAGATCATTGGCACGAACAGACCACTTTCATCTGTGGTTCCCTATGCCGGAGAAACCGTAGAGCAGGCCCGAGCTGCGATCAATCGTGGCGAATCCACTGTTGCTGATCGTGAACGCCTTGGAGAAGCTCTGCGTCAGTCCATTTTCCAGCAGGCTCCTGCTCGTCAACCCGCAGCAAGCCAACCAACAGGACCGAGTTCCTTGATGTCGATGTCCAAGTATCTTCGGGATGCTTACCAGAATGCCATGGAAGCAGCCCCCGGACCGCAAGTAGAGACGACCCCTGCCGCTACACAGGCCGAAATGCCTCCTGCTCCTCCAACTCCTGTGCCAACTTCCCCAGAAGATCAACGCAGGTTAAAATTCTTGCAGAATAAGTATGGGGTATTCGGGACAGCTTCCGATGAGATGAAGGCTCTCGATGCTGACCGGGCAACAATGATGGTGGGAAGGAATAAACTTCTTCAAGAGATTCAGAACCAACAAGAAACGGCCACAACTGGAACTGTTAATCCGACTCAATATCAGCGAACTTTGTCTCCACAGGAAATTTCTGAAAGAGTTGACCAGCTTGAAAAGCTGGAAGCATCGATTAAAGAAAACTACGCAAAATCTCAAGCTCTAGGCTCTGAACGCCAACGCCAAATTCCCGAAGAAGTAATGCAAGAATGGCTTGGGCTCCGTAACCGTGCTGCCGCAGCAACTCCAGTGGAAGCCCCGAGCCAAGCGACGGGGCCTAGCTCTTTGATGTCTATGAGTAGGTATCTACGAGACGCCTACCAGAACGCTATGGAAGCGGCTCCCGGACCTATGAGCAGCGAGCAGAATGCTGCTCCGCGAACTAGATTCCTCGATACCCTCATGGAACGTCGTCAACGCGGAGCGGCTGAAACTCCTGCTCCGGCTGCTTCTCAACGTCGATTCCTTGATACTCTCATGGAGCGTCGTCAACGAGGCGATGCGGAAGCGGCTGCTCAACAACAGGCAAATATCGACGAGCTTCTAAGTGCGATTGCAACTGAGTTTAATCCTACATCGGAACGACTCAGCAGGGAACGCAACGACGATCTATTGAGGGCCATTGGTCTCCAACATAATGCTGCTTCGGAGCAACTCCGCAATGCGAGAGAAAATGCACTCATCGAGAAGCAAAGGGAATGGAATACTTCTAGGAGCCCAGCCGATAGGGTGAGAATCTGGGAGGAAATTCAAGCCTTGCAAAATAGCTTGGGAATACCAAACCAGTCTGCCTCACGCTGATAACTTAACGCCCTCACTTCCATGGCAATTTCTGATCTAACCAGCGGACAGCTCGAATCTCTGACGCAGGCACTTTACGCGCCTCCGCCACCGTCTTTGACGGCTCCACAGGACGAGTATCCGTTGGCCATGCTCAGTTCTTCGCAGAAGTTCATTGACCAGCTTGGGAGGATGCAGAAGGCACGCGAGGAATCTAGGCTCCAGACGCAGGCAGCATCGGCCTTGAATCAGATCAGTCCGCTCGACCCTGAGTACGACAACAAGGTCAGGCAAGTCGCAATGCAGTTCGGACCAGAGACATTCGCTTCATCTCCGGTTCAGCATATTCTTTCGCTAACTGACCGTCAGCGTAAGCAGATAGATGACTTGCAGGAGAAGCAGCAGAAGGCGGCTAGAGAAGCAACTCTGGACGCCTCCTTCAAGTTCTTGAGGTCTGCCGACGAAAACCAGTTGGACCAGTTCGTCCAGCAATATCCAGATATGGCCAGAGAGCTTGCTCCAACTTTGGATAAACGGTTTGAGGAACTGACCAAATCCCGCACGCAGCTATCGCAGCTCCCAGAGCACCTTCAAGCAGGGCTGATCGAGGCCAACAACGTCCCCAATCCGACCAAAGTAGCGACCAGACTCAAGGAGTTCAACGAGTCGTTCCAAGGTCCTCTTGGCAAAGTCGCTGACCTTGCTCGGAAGCGTCGATTGGTTGACCTAGCTAAGAAGTGGGAAGCTGTTCCGGCATCGGATGAATCTGAGGCAGCAAACGAGAGCCGCGCAAGTTTGGTGGACGATATTACCGCTGAACTTGGCGAATCCGATCTGGTTTCCGATTCGACTATCCGAGGTATCCTACGAGACGCCTCAAAATTGGCGGCTCCGCCGAATCCGTATATTGAACAGATGAGGCTGTTCAACGAGCAAGCAGCCAAGCAAAAAGCGGCTGCGGCTGCTGCCCAAGAATAGTCGAGCCAGAACTTGATTTTCGGTAAGGATAGGAAACCTTTCCAGATGCCGACTTCACTTCCGCAATGGGAGGAAATCGAGAGCCAACCATGGTTCTCCGATCTCTCTCCAGAACAGAAATCCACGTCTTTGCTGAAATGGAGGACCGACTTCGCATCTCAGCAGTCTTTGTCCCCGGAAGATACGCAAACCCTTGACGCTTTCGTCACGGCTAAAAACGAGCAATACTCAGCTCCCCCTCCGCCGCCTCCGGCCAAAGAGATGTCCTTTATCAGCCCTACGGAAGTGGTATCCTCCACTTGGGATGTGCTTCGTAGTGTCCCCGTCAGCACAAAGGCTGCTTACTACCAACTCAAAGAGGGCTTTAGCCGCCCATACGAATGGTCGCCAGAGTATAAGCAGGCGATGGCGGAGAAAGACGCATTCGATGAAGAAATTCAGAAGAAGCAGGCAGAATTGGAAGCCTCCGGCGAAGCCACTGTGTTTGGCACCGCTGCTCGACAATTTGCTCCTAGCACGGGCTTCTCTACAACCGGGATGGCCGCTGCCCTAGCCGGAAACATTCCGGGCCGAGTGGCTGGCGGAGCTATTGGTGGATGGCTAGGCGGTGCGGGAGCGACAGCCACGGGTGCCGGAGCGGTCGCTGCCCCACTTGCCGTGGGGGGTGGGGCTGCTTTAGGACAGCAGATTGGTGGGTTCATTGGTGGAGCTTTGACATCGGGAACTGCCGCCTACCGAATGGCTGGGAGCGAGTTCCTTCGTAGTGCCTTCAAGCAAGCAGAGAAGAACGCAGGCCGTCCTCTAACCAAAGAAGAAACCGACACTCTCTACGATAAACTGCTGCCACTGGCCGAAAATACGGGTCTGTGGGAAGCAGGCCCAGAAGCCGTCACAAATGCAATCGGGCTCGGAGTTACAGAGGCCCTCCTTGGTCTTGGAAAAGGAGCCCTCACTAAAATTGCCAAGACAGCTCTCGGTAAAGCGAGCCTTTTGGCCGGAGATACCGCTCTTGAAGTTGCTGGCGAAACTGCCACGGAAGCTGGCGGACAGGCTTGGCAGAACGCTAAGATGGAAGCCGTGCTGCAAGGCAAGGACCCATCTGCGGTTCCCAATCCGCGTGCTGGGCTGGGTGGTATCGCAGCAGCAGCCGAAGAAGTTGCTCCTGCGGCTATCTATGGTTCCCTTTTCATGCCTGCGGCTGTTGGCACAATCAAAGCAGGAGCTTCTTTGATTAGTGGCAAGAAAGAGGCACCCAAGACGGTTAGCCCAGAAGAATTTGCAGTTCGACTTGTGGCGTCGCAGCGCGAAGCGGAGGCAAACCTTGCGAAAGCCTACGAGGAGCGTGCTTACGGGAAATCGGCGGATGCTTATGCAAACCTCAAATCTATTGGGGAAGCGAAGAAACTTTTCCAGAAAGGCGACATCCAAGAAGCCGCCGACATCTTCAATCTGCGTATCGGTAAACCGAGTCCGGCAGAGAAGGCCGATACTGCTGTTGATGAAGCCACAAACCTTACGGCTCCGTTGGTCGATCGCGTTGCTCAAGATGTCGATGAGGCAGTCAATCTTGCGTTCAACGCCGCGAATGATGTAAATGCTACGGGCCAGAATCCAGCTACCTCCGCCGTTCTAGCCCAGCTTGGTCAAAACTTGGCCGACCAAGGAGCTTCCAACGTGGACAATGCAACGAAGGCGGCGGCTACGCTTGTGGCGAATGCCGCAAACGATGCGGCAGCAAACGCTGCTCCCAAGGCGAATGTCCCGCCGCCTCCCTCCCCAGTCATCACACCAGCCTCCACGGTGGAGGACCTCCAAGAGCAACTGAGCGTTCGCCAAAACGCACGCAGAACTTTGGACTTTGGCGATCAAGGCAATGCCCAGATCGATAACGACATCCAGACGCTAACTCAGGAGATTCAAACTCGCTCCGCGAAGCCACCTGTTGTTACTGCTCCTCCTGCTGCCGAAGCTACAACGCTACCCCCAGCAGAAGCACCACCTACGACTCCGGCTGTTGAAGCTACGACTACTCCACCTACGGCTGCGCCTCCCCCAGTAGGAACGCCTACGCCGACTCTTGCGACAGCCCCAACGCCACCTTCTGCCACCGAGCAGATACCCGCTACCGCCGCCACTCTGGCTGCGCTAGGAACCGCACCACAACCCACACCCACCAATGCCCCTGTACAAAGGAACATCCCAGAAAACGGTAAGCAAGAACGTGTCCAAACTGATGAAGGAGGGCCGACCGCAGAAACAGGCGGTCGCAATCGCCCTGTCAGCGGCAGGCAAGTCCAAGCCCAAGTCCAAGAAGCGGATGTAACCGCCCCAACTCCCGCTGTCGGAGCGATTCCGGCAGCGGAGGTGGCTAAAGCTCCGAAGGGGAAGAAAGCAGCCAAAGCAAAAGAAGCTCCTGCCGCTCAACTTGAGCTTCCATTGGAAACTCCTGCCGCGCAGCCCGAAGCCGAAAGCGATTGGGCTAAGACCCGACGCAATCTGACTTCGCCGGAAGCCATTGCTGAATGGGACAAGGCGAAGGATGTAACGAATCAAGAGGAGCTTGGTCAGATTCGGGACAAAGCCATTGAGTTGGAAATGGCAGCTCGTCAGCCAGCTCCAGCCGCTAAGGTCGAGGAAGCCCCAGCCGCTAAGGTTGAGAAAGCTGCTGCTCCTAAAAAGAAGAAAGCAAAAGAAGCTCCAGCCGCCAAGGTCGAAGAAGCTCCCGTAACGATGGCCGAGGCCCCTCCAGCCGCCAAGGTTGAGGAAGCCCCGACTCCACGGCAGAAGCGTAAGCAGGAAACGGCAAGCAAAATTGCCAGCATCCGACAAGCGGCCAAGAAGGACATTGACGCTTTGCTTGCAGAGATGTCTAAGCGAACCACGACAGGCGGCAGTCCTGACATCGCTATTCAAATTCTGACTCGTATCGGACAGGCTGCTGTGAAGGAAGGCGTCGTCCGCTTCTCCGATTTCGCCGCCGCGATGAAGGAGATGGTCCCACAGGTCTGGCAACAGATTCGTGGGATGCTCGCTACCGCTTGGGACACTCTCCGTGCATTCTACCCACAAATCGAGTCTCTGCCGGAGCCAGCCGAAGTAGAATCGATCTTGGCTCGTCTCGACCCGCCAGCAAGCAAAGACCTCGACACCCCTCTTGGCTTTGGTCAGAACAGGCGCAAGTCGATCAACCAGCTCATCGAGTCTGACCCCCTCTATCTGTTCAACTCCTTGTTCAATGAGGAGCTAACCAAAGGCATTTCCAATCGCGCTCGTCTTGAGGAAGTTCGCAACATTGTCCGTCGTCTGCCTCAGTATGCAGAATGGCAAGAAGCGAGCAATCTGACTGCGGAGCAGCTTGCTGAGATAAACGCTCCGTTTGCCGATCAAGTTCAGCAAACCATTCAAGAACTGTCTAGTCTCGGAATCAATGCGAGAGTGGACAATAATGGTTTTATCTCCATTGATGGCTCGCAGAAAACCACTCCCTATGAAAACCAACTCGCCAGAAATGGCTTCTCGTTTGACCCAACAACCGGAAAGTTCTACGCTAGAAAACATAGCGACTTTGTTCAGCTTATCCGGGATATCAACCGTGCCAATCGCGGCGAAGAACGAGGTGTTGGAGCGCGAAGGAATTATGTATCCGCCGAACGACGAGCAGCAATCAATGCAAAACGAGATGGAATCAATGTGATGCCAGATGCGTCAGTTCTGACGCAGGACAACATTGAATCGACCATCGACCCAGAGGCTCGCCAACTTATCTTCCGTGGCAGAGAGATTGGCATTTCAGATGACATTCTTTCTGAGGAACTTGCGGATGCAACGCTCATCAGCAATGCACAGGCACGCGGGGAAGGTATGTTCATGTTGGCTTCTGACCCCGGAACAGGCAAGACTTTCGTCATCGCAGCTTCCGTGCGTTCGATCATCAATCGTCTCAAGGCTGGAGGTAATCCCAATCCGAAGGTCATTCTGGTTACTCAGAACCAGACTCTCATCGATCAGTTCCAAAGAGATACCGACGCCTTCGACATCAAGGACAATGTTGAGTTCATCACCTATGCCAGTTTGGATGATACGGACACCACGAATCCTCCAAAAGATACGGATGTTCTGGTATTCGACGAAGCTCACAACATTCGCTACTCCCGTGAAGGCCAGTCCGCACGTTCCGCCTATGCCGAGCAATGGATAAAGAAATCCAAGTTCGTGCTTATGTCCTCCGCGACTCCTTACGAGGATTTGTCGCAGATGGAGTTCCTTGCTCCGACAGGAATCTTCAAGGAGTTCGACAAGCCAGAGTTCTATCAAGGCAAGAATGGCTTCTACGGCTTTGCCTCGGTCTTTGGGGGCAAAGTAACTCTCAACCCGCAAGGCAAACCGTCTGGAGTTCAATGGACACTGACTGGCGATGCGGCTCTGGCCGAGCAGTCTGCTGCCCGTGAGTACCTCCGCCGACGTGGCATTTTCTCGCAACGTGCAGCTCGCTTGCCGGAAGGCATGGTGTTCTTCGACTATCCTCTTGTTGAAGGAGAAGCTCAATGGAACGATATCTACAACAAAACTGTCAAGGCTTTGGAAACTGCCAAGGGTCTTGACGACAATGCACGGATGTATGTCACGAATCTGCAAAAGCGGATTCTTGAAGCATCGAAGGCCAAGGCCGCTGTCGATATGGCTCGCAAGGAGCTTGCCGATGGTCGCAAGGTTGCCATCTTTGTCGAAACCAAATCCGAGAGGGACTATAATCTGCCCGAAGAAATCGCCAAGTTTGACGCCTATGTCGAAGCGGGTGGAGATATGAGCAAGGATGCTCGCGAAGCTGCTGGCATCATGTTCGAGGGGGCGATTAAGTTCTTCCGAGCTTTGGTCAACGAAGGTGTCACTACGATCAACTTCCCATCCGCTCAAGACACTTTCCGAAAAGCCTTCAAGGATGACGTGGTGTTCTTCACAGGAGACGAGCAAGGAGCTGCCGGAGAGGATTCTCTGGGTCGCTGGGAAGCTGGCGAGTCCAACGTCATTGTTGTTACGATGGCTCGCGGAGGCACGGGGCTTTCGTTGCACGATAAGAGAGGCAACGACCCTCGCACGCAGATTGTCATATCCTTGCCTTGGCGTCCGACCGACATGGTGCAGGTCTCACAGCGCATTGCTCGTTATGGGATGCAGACGCCAGCCAGAATCAACTGGCTGTTCAACAACCAGATCGCTTTTGAGCGTAAGTTGTCCACTGTCGTTGGGGCCCGTATGGCCAATATGGGAGCCATTGTGAAAGGTGTCAGCACCGACATGGCTCAACGTGTTTCGTCTGCCGTTACGGATTTCCGAATCACTCCAATGGGTGATTTGCTCATGGCTGACGACCCAGTTCAAACTCCGACGGATGAGTCACTCGAAGTGGTGAAGAAGGACACGGCTCGCCAGTTGAGAATGTCGATTCCTGCCAAGAAGGTTCGTCAACTTACCCCCCGTGATGTGGGTTCCGTCAAGGAAGCTATGGCGGTGATCGCCAAGGCGATTCCTTTCGTCAAAGACATCATCACTGTCGATACGGCTGAGAACCTTCTCAAGATCGAGGACATCACCCAAGACGAACGTGACGTTATCCAAGAGGGTTCCGAAGGCTTCTTCAACCCAAAGAACGGACGCACGGTTGTCGTCGTTGATAACGTCACTCAGCTTGACGAACACGGTTCCGCCGCTGCGGCTATCGCGAACACCATGGTCCATGAGATCATGCACCGTGGTATCGAGTCCATTCGCTCAATTCCGAAGATGTCCGATCTCAGCTACGATCTCCACAGGGAGATGCGTCAGTATGTTACGGACGCCGAGATCGATGGACTGATTGCGATTGGCTATACCCAGTTCAGCGATTGGCGCAGCGATACCAAGATCGAGCTTGAAGCGCGTGAGGAAGTCTATGTCCGCAAACTGAATGCCATCATCCAGCGTGAGGGCGTGGATGCGATCAACCGCACGATGGTTCGCGGATTCCTAGATTGGGTCAAAGCCTTGATTCATTTCATGACTGGCAGACTTGGGCCTAAGCGTGGGACAGATGAGTACTACCTGTATTGGGCCAAGCAGATTCTCAATGCTTCGCAGCACGCTCCTGAGAATGGTAGCGGGGAGCTTCGTAGAGCGGCTGGTGTTGCCAGTGACGCCGAATACCTCGCAGCGGTTGAGGCTGGCGACATGGAGACGGCGCAAAGGATGGTGGATGAGGCGGTAAGCCTTGCAGTCGTAAGAAGGCTTCAACCGGAATGGGGAGCGGTTCCAGAAAGTGATCGAATCACATCAAGATTCAAAAGAGGGGACTCTTTTGACTTAGAGACCCTACAAGAGATTCAAGCTAACTATGAGAAGTGGGCTAAAAAGGCTGGAATCGAGCCAACAGATTTGGTGTCGCATCTATCCGGTGGAGGTGGGGCTGTCTGGACAGCTTATGGAACTCAAGACCGTTTTGTGGGGCAATTTATTGGAGATGTTTTTGCCGTCTCACACTTTGCCCCTAGTGGTAATAAAGCCGCCGTGGATAGCTTGCTTGATTTGCTGAACACTGAAACACCAGTAGTGTTTGCGGTGCCAGACGCGATTGCTGGCCAGCTTGAAAGAGTCGGTTTTCAACGCAGCGCGATTCGTATTCCGATGCGCTTTAAGGGGGCCATCCAGCATAAAAATCTGCTAATTAACGGTGCAGTCTCCGAGAGTGATGTGGAAAAACTCGCGGCTTGGTGGGTTGCCTCGTCTAGGCTTAACGGACTGTTTGAGCAGCTAGAGGATGCTAGAACACTAGACGCAGCAGAAAAGGGGGTTAGGCTATTAAATGCCACCGCCGAGCCTGTGCTGCGTGACCGGGCGGGCAACGTCATTCCGCCCTCACAGCGGTTCCAGCCGACATCGCCGGACATCCGCCAAGCCCCTGCCGAGCCAGAGTTTTCTCAGCGTCGTCTCGACTATCTTGAGACGAAGAACAAGGAGGCTCTTGATCGTCTTGGCTTGCCAACAGATGTCGGAACTCATGGCCAACAAGATTGGAAGTCCGTCTTGGAAAAGATGCGGGATGACCCGATTACGACAAATAGAGAGAAGGCAGTCATCGAGGCTATGTTGAAGCTCGATTGGGCTGGGCTTGATTTCGTGGTTCGTTCCGATGGACGCCTTCGCAACGCAGGTGAATGGGTTGACGGAGATCGTGCAACCATCGCTATCAATCTGCGAGCTGCCGGACGTGGCCGTATCAGCCTCAATGGTCTGGTGCTCCATGAACTTCTTCACCACGCAACCGCTCGCAAGATCAAGAATCCTGCCAATGCCAATGAGCGTGCGCTAGTGGCTTCTCTCAATCAACTGCTAGAGCGCGTCCGTAATTATGCCAAGCAGACTGGCAACTATGGTCGCTTCAAGTATGAACTCGATTCATTGGATGAGTTCGTTGCGGCTCTGTTCCCTGATCGGGCCCATGAGCGTTCCTTCGTGGCTTTCCTCGACACGGTTCCAGATTCCTACAACCCGCGCAGCCGTGCTTCACAGTTCATCCGTTCGGCTCTCAATCGAGTGGCAGAACTTCTGTCTCGCCTTTTCGGAACGGGAGAGATCGGCAAAGACACGGTGCTGGCCAACGCAATCCAGCAGTCCATCGCTTTGGTCGCCGGAGACACGATCATCACCAAGCAGGAAGTTGATCGAGGAACAGCAATGCTGGAAAACCTCCGCTCAGACCCCGTGATGATGAGCTACTTGGTTCAAGCTGTTGATAGGGGTTCGGGTTTTGTATCCTTGGCAGATTTGCACCAAGCCACTGGACTTCCGTTCGACGTGTTCATGGACCGTATCCGCGCAGACGATGCCAGCGGACTCGCTCTCCTTGAGCCAATGGATAGTGCAGAAGCTATCTCTGAGCAGGACCGCAAGTTCGCGATTGAGATGCCAGACGGAACCGTGGCAATCCGAGTCGCCTACCCACAGACGCTTAACGGAGTGTTCAATGACCGCAAGGCAATGGACGGCATTCGTGAAGCGGCAGACAGGCCAGAGTCTCGTCAGTCCCCAATCGACTCCGGCGTGGACCCGGAGAGCAACGAAGATTCGTCTAGGTACGATTTGATGAAGGACTCGGCTCCAGTCAATGTGGCTGAGATCGGATACGCACAGGTCTTTGGTAAGAAGCGTGGCGAAGCCTACTATGTTAAGAGCGTTGACGAATCCCGAGCTGCGGCAGTTCGGTTCCTTGGGCTTACCTTCGATGCGAATGAGATGCCAGTTATCACTCCAGAGACTACGGCCAAGGTCAAGGAAGCTACTGCTCGTATCTTGGAAGATACCGCAAGAGCTGTCCAAAGTGGCGACCCATCTCTCAGAACTTCTCTGTTCATTGACTCCTTCGTTAAGTACGCAGGTAAGAACGCCAGTGTTCCGGGAGTCGCTTTGCAGGCGGAGTTGATTCGCTACGGAACAATTCTGGCCGCTAAGGCCGGAGATATGTCGGTATTCAACTCTTGGAAGGGCAACTACAACAATACGATTCTCGGTCACTACTTTACCTTGGCTGAATCGGGTCGCGCCCTCCAGATGCGTGGAAGATACTCCCGCGAAGCCAATACAGCTTTCAATCTCCTAGCTAAAGACATGGCAGACGCCGCCGAAGATGGTGGCAAGAAGCTAGGCGTTGACGGAAAAGCCATCGATGGAGAAGTCGAAGGAGCTGGTAATGACATCGATAACGCCCTGCCAGAGGGCAGTCCTTCTGGCAAGACGATCAACAACGCCAAGCCTCCGCTTGAGGGGATGGACGTTCTCCGTCGGGTTGTCGATGCGCTTTCCGGTAAGGCACAGGAAGTCCTTGCTACCATCATCCGCGAGACACTTCGGGCAGACGCTATCCAACGCCGCATCGACGAGATGGAAGCTCGCAACGCAGGTTCTCGCCAGAGCATTCTGGACGAGTACCTATCAGACGACGGCTTTGATGACATCCCAGAAAATCTGGACGAAGCCAAGGCTCTCTTGGAGGAGACGCACAACAAGCTGGCCGATCTCCACGATCAACTGTCGAAGTTGTTGGAAGTTCCGGGCGTCACTGTTGAAGGTGAAATCCCGACACCCCAACCGCCAAAGGGCAAAGGCAAGACTGGTGGAACGCCCAAGCCGAAACCCACGACTCCTCCGAAGCCCGATGATACGATTGGCAAAGCCAACGACGAGGAAGTCGATGAGGACGCCAGTGAGGACGAAAACGAGTCCGAAGCTATGGTCGCGGCTCGCCGCGTCAAAGCTATCGTTGAGCGTTTCATCAAGAAAGAGTTCAAGGCAACTCAGTGGTCTCCTACCCTATTCTCCGAGATCAGGGATATGGTTATCGCTGCGGCCAATAACGACCGCAATCTGACTCGCGATGTTATCTCTACCGACCTGTCCGCCAAGCTGGTGGCCAAGGGAGTCGAGAAGGAGATGGCCGACAAGCTCGTCAATCTTGCTTGGGCTGCTTATCTGGCGATGCCAGAAAAGACAGCTCAGAACATCTTGGCTCGCCTGCAAAGCACTCCGGCTGTTGCTGAGTCCTTTGGCTCTGAGAAAACCAAAGAGGTCAAACGCACGATTAGCAAGTTCATCCGCACTCCTGCCAACTCGAAACTCTCCGAGGACGAGGCTGTCGCTAAGTTGGCTCCAGAACTTGTTCGCCTTGGCGTCAAACAGGCTACGGCCAAGGAAGTTGCCAAAGTCGCCCACGGCGCAGCGATCAACGAGCGTGCCAAGCGCATGGCTCGCATCTACGAGCGTGTGCTCTCTCCGGGCAAAGGCAACTACTCGTCCGTCATCAAGGCGTTCAAAGACGCCAAAGACATGGACACCAGCGATATGGATTGGCAGTTCGCTGTCGTCTCAGAGTTCTTCGTCAAGAACGGCTTGTCGAAAGAGGACGCCGACCTCATGGCAGAACGCGCCTTCACCGAGAATAAGTTCCCCGTCATCTTCTCTACCGCTGGCGTTCGTGAAACGGCCAAGGCGGAAGAACGGATGCGGAAAGCAATCGAGAACTTGATTAAAGCTCGCGTAGCTGCTCGCAACCGTAACGCTACCATCGTCAAACAGCCTGACGGAACCTTCAAAAACTTGTCGGCTTCCCAGAAGGTTCGTCAGATGAACATTCGGGCTCTCTACCGCCAGCAGATCATCGTCCCGGCCAGCTTCGAGGACTTTGAGAAGCAGGCAGCGGCATTTGGGGCTACCTCTGTCGAAGCTCGGGCTATGTTCGATCTTGCCAATACGGAGCGTCGGGTGCGGGAGATGGTTGGCAAAAGCCCGACACGCCTGTCGGCTTTGATTGCCTTCATCAAAGAAAATACGGCGGACATGACCACAGACCCAAGTGGGGCTGCTGGAACCATCCGTAATCCGCTTATCCGCCAGCAACTTATCCGCACTTTCCTTGAAGCCAACGGTTTCAGTCCTCCGCAGATCGATGCGGCGGCTTCATGGGTGGACAAGCAACTGGTTGACCACATCGTCGCAGCCAAAGAAAAGGCTCTCCAAAGCGCACTCAAGAAGCAGGAACGCTATAAGCAGGCTTCTTTGGCGGGTCAGCAGGAGACTGCCACTCTCGCTGAGAAGCACGTCACTCGTATGCGTGAGCTTATTCGTCTTGGAATGGCTGACCCATCCCTGCGAGCCAGCCAAGCACTTGCGGAAGCTATGGGCTTCTCCGCTTTCTCTGACGCAGACAACCGCAAGTTGGTGCGTCTTGACGAGATAATCCAGCGTGCCACCGCCGAAGGCCGTGACACTGACGTTGCTCGCGCTCTGCGTGATATGTTCCAGTTGTTCGAGCTTCGCCGTCCAGAAAAGACTGCTCTCCAAGTCCTAGCTATCAGCTACAACAACAATGCTCTCGGTGGACTTTCCACTTTGGCTGTCAATACCGTCGCTCCATTCGGTTCGATGGTAAATCGCATGTTGATTGATCTTGGCTCTGCCACAATCAGCCGTGATATGTCCCGAGTCGAACTCATCACGGAGTCTTTCGGCAAGGTAATCTCCGACTACCTCAACTACCTAAAATTCGCCCTTCGCTCCGACGCATACACCAATGCGATGCAGCAACAGGTCTTGCAGGTGACTCGCTTGAATCGCGACTTCCGCGATGGGATGAAGAACTTCCGCGATACCGACCTGTCTGCTTGGAAGCGTCTGTCTGGCGCAGCTCGAGCTATCACGGCTCTCACAGACATTACCCGCCGAATCTTGTCCTCCAGCGATCAGGCTTGGTACGCTACGATGCAGAACTACTTCCTCAAGTCTGCCTCATATCTGACGCTGACCAAGAATGGTATCACTGGGCCAGAAGCCTATGCCCTAGTGACTCAGACATCGACAGACTCCATAGTTCGGATGCAGACAGAGCAGGCATTGATTGCATCCATGACCGAGCGCGTGAAGGCTCTCATTGGCCGAGACGACGCTACGGTGACGGAGGAGTTCGACAAGATCGTCAGCGAGCCTGACCCAAGCCTCGATACGAATAACGAGTCGCTTCGGATGCTCGATCAAGACATTCGCGGAACGCTCCGTGCATTGCGTGTTCCTGAGTGGGGTCCACAACGTCGCGTGAAGGAAGCTCTCAAGGAACTCCGCACGCAGTACCTTTCGGTGCCAATCCGCATGAAGGACCTTGCCCGTCATCAACTCAGCCGCCAAGTGGCCGAGCTAGTGTCAGCGAACAAGGATACTCAAAACAAGATCGACAAAGAGCTTCAAGAGTTCGCTACCAAGGAATCTGAGTACGAAACGGGTAACCATCGTGGCGAAGAAGCCCCGATTGCGGACGTGCTCAACAACTTCACATCTTTGGTCCGCCTCGTTGGTAACTCTGTCCTGCGTCGAAACCCAATTCTCGGTCGTGTGCTTCTCGGCTACTTCGGCGTGCCAGTCAACTTGCTCAACCGTGGTGCATGGTTCACCCCATACGGTCTGATTCGCTACATGTTGATTAAGAAGTTCGCTGGCAAGAAAGAGGCATTTGGCATCAAGTATGACGTAGAGTTCTACCGCCAGTCGGCTGCTACCGACCTCCAGCTTCGTCAACGACTGACAGAAGCCATAGTGGGTTCCACTTCGCTTGCCGTGGTTATGCTTCTCCAAACGATGCTCGGAGACGACGATGAGCCGATCTTCAAGGTCACGCTCGCGGGTCCGGCTAACAAGACGGAGCGGGATGCTTGGATTAAGCAAGGCCACCACCAAGGCTCTTTGGAACTCAACATCGCAGGCAAGCGAGCCACGATGTCATGGGCCAGAGGTATTCTCGAGCCTTGGAAGATGAACATGATTCTGGCTGGGGCTGTCGATGACATGCGCCTCAACCGCAAGCTGGGCCATCCGCTCAATGCCTCATCCATGGGTGAGTACCTCGGTGCTGTGATGTCCGGCTTCCATGAACAGGCTACCTTCCTCGGAGCCAAGTCCACTCTTGGATTCGTGGCAGGCAAAGGCCCTGACACCAACATGCTTGGCGGCTTGCTCTACAAAGCCAATCCCGTCATTCCATTCAGCGGCTTGATCTCATCTGTCGAACGCTTGTTCGTCGGTCCAGACCAGTTCCGTGGACGCATGGGAGCCATCTGGTCGAACGTGCCGATTGCTCGGTCCCTGTTGACCCGCCGCGATGTGAACGCTCTCGGAGACCCGCGTGGCTTCCCGCCCGGAGACACCTTGGCGACCGCTGGCAACCGCATGTATCTGACTGGACTCATGCCGCTGGCTATCACGACGCCGCCTAGCCCTCAAGACGCTCGAATCTATGAGTTCATCATGGAGCGCGGAACAGGTCCCGGGTTGCCCCAGCGCGGTGCTATCGAGGCTCGCAACGGCCTCCTCTCGGACGACCAATGGATTGACTATGTTACCTACCGTGGCAAAGAAGTGAAGCGTCTTGTCAATCGGTCATTCAGCCGATTGAAGAACTTGGATGATACTGAACTTACCCGCGCCATGGGGGAAATCTCCTCCGATGCAACCAAAGCAGCCAAAGCCAGATACCGACTGAAATGAAAGTAAGCAACAAGCGAGTTGGAACGCCGAATCAGTGGAAATATGTGCAGCCGGAATCCGGCGCGGTTTTCCATGGGCTATCCTATTGGGGCATCGTCGATCAGGTTCGAGAACACCGACGAGCGATGAAGTACGACCTAGCCGAAGGTTGGGAAGAACGCTTCCAAGACGATCTTTGCCGTCAGAACTTGGAAGTTCCATGCTCCGGCAGACCCGTTGACCGGACCAAGCGCAAGCTGACGATTGCGGACTTGCGGAGATTCATGGCTACGCTGGTCAATTTCAAAGGTGAACTTGTCTCAAGAGAGGAAGCCGAACGCCGCGCTATTATTTGCTCTACCTGCCCCATGAACCGAGAAGTTGCTGGATGCTGGGGCTGTGGAGGCATTCTGGCAGAAGTAACCAAGTTCTTGACGGGGCGCACAACATCCAGAGACAAGTCGCTGGATTCCTGCGCTGTCTGTGGATGCGTGCTACGCGCCAAGATTCACCTTCCGATGGATGTCATCAAGAGTTCCGAAATCCGAGCTAAGCTGGAGTACCCAGAAGGGTGCTGGCAGCGTCAGGCGTCAGATAGTGCCGCAGAGTAATGGCTGGCGAGGTATGGCCCAAGGCAAGGCGAGCCGCGTCAATCGAAGCTGTTCTGGCTAGAATCTGAGCCTCAAACCGAGCTTTCACAGCATCTCCATAGAGTCCACGAAGGCGGTGCAGCCCCTTTCCGTCCACTTCCCGTGGGATGAATTGGCGCACCCATTGGTTTGCCAACGTCTTGAAGAACCAAGCCTTGCTGCCTTGGATTGGCACCAGTAGGCCGTCCGGCATTGCCAAAAGGTGTGCAGCGAACTCGATGTCTAAAACCAAACCGCTGACCCATGCAGAGCTATCTACCTTGCCCTTGGTTCGGAAGCCTTCTTCTGGGCGGTCGCGAAGGACCACTCGAACTGCGCTGCCGTCAGTCTCAACCCAATTCCTCCGTGCCGCTGCGATTTCCGAAGATCGAAGCCCAGCGTGCAAAGCTAGTCCAATGGTCGTGTAGAGCAGCGGATTCTCCTGCTTGAGTTCGCGCCATGCAGTCAGTAGGCGTTGAACCGTGTCAGGAGAGATCGCTTGCTTGACGGCTTGTAGGATAGGCAGAAATGGCAATTCCCGCATATTGGCAAAATCGAGGAAGATTCCTGCATCCCGATAGCGGCGGTCAAGCGTACGGGCGAAAACACTGGCTGCGCTACGGAGGGCAGACATGATGCCAATGTTTTCCCGGCGAGGGGTGGACAGGTCGAGCTTGCCGCCATGACGCACGGCAGCGTACTGCTCCCAAAGACGAGGACCAAGGTCTTTGACTCGGACTTCGCAAAGCTCCTTGCCAATGGCATCTCGGACGACTGTCCTTAGACGTGCCACATTCGCCTCGGCAACGTAATCGCGGGTAGCCTTGGGAAAGGACAGATAGGCTGCTGCGACTTCCTCCAGAGTGTGTCCACCAGTGGCTAGGCGGTAGCTACTGTCCAAAGCTCGCTCGATGAATACCCGAGCCCATTTACGGGCCTCCGCTAGGTCAGAGATGCGGGTGGACTTGTTGATGGACACGTCGCGTGTGCGCTTGCGAATGCGCCAGTATCCAGTGGATGCTTCCTTGTAGAGTGGAAACTCGCGGCCTCGTACAGTGAGAGTGTCATGGTTCATAGTCCCCGGTAATTGCATAGCTTGTTTTTGTTAGCAACTGTTTTGTGCGTATAAAGTAAATCTCCTCCGCCCATTGCTGGGACGGAGGAGGGTCTTGGGCTGGAAAGTTACGCCTGCCAAGTCAAGTCGTCAAAAACACCAGCCTTTCGGCTAGTCCCCACTCTCCAGTCGGGGTAGTGTATCATTACACAGACACGCAACGCAGAGGTAGAAGCCCTGCATCGAGGTAGGCAGATAAAGCGAATCCGCGACTACCGTCAACCATTTTGTTAATTTATGGCTCAACTCGTTGCCAATGACTAGGAACCTGTGTTGATCGGTCCTTGACCAGAACGATTTCCTCGAACTCGGCAGTTTCCCATCTTGGGTTTGTCGAGTCGAAAAGCTCGTCAGTTGGTCCCAATGAGCGCAACCCTGTTATGTAGGCTACTTGGCAGTCTGTCGTGTGAATGGCTTCTTGGATAGTCATGTGAAAATCAATCTGGCCACGCATCTTCGTAAGACATGACCCATTTGGAATCTAGGGATTTGCGGAGGGGGGTTCCGCCAAAGTCAAAGGTAGCCTGTCGGCGGCTTGCACAATCTTCGATGGGGAAAACAAAGCAACGGCTGTTCTCTGGACACATGCCAACAATGTAGTCGCAATCTGCCTTGGTGTACTTGCGCCATCCGTGGTCTTTATTCCTTGGTTTGAGGAAGGACATTATCCAACGGGACCTGTTCTTGAAGTTGCCCAAGTAGATGGTCTTGACTTGGATGCGAAGCAACTGAGTCCCTGTGTCAGCCAGCAAGTCGTAGCCAGCTTTGCCACCGTAGGGGAGCGAGACGGTCCATCCTCGCTCAAGGATTCTGGCCATAGTTAGAATCTCTGCTGGCGAGCCAGCATTAACGTGTCGTCTCTCCATGAAGGTTTGGGGTTCCAAACCATACTAGAGGTATGGTCTTACGTCAAAGGGCGAGCGCGGCAGGATTTGAACCTGCATCCGATTGGCTTCGTAATCAGACAAGCGAAGGTGTTTTATCGCTCCCTGATGTTGCTTCCGCAACCACACGCTCAAATTGGTGACTCAGGCCGGAATTGCACCGACTATCTGGGGTTTTACGGCTCTTGCCGCGTGTATGAGTCCAGTTCGGGAGGCACCCCGATGCGTGTCTCTATCCACGCCGCTGAGTCAAAATGTCAAAGATCAAATCCGGTCTTTTTGCACTGAGCAAGCCCTAGAACGATTTAGGCTCCCGGTAAAACAGTTACGTTCGCTAGGTCCATCATCACGCACGTGGCGTCCATAGGTCCATCGTCAAAATTGTGCCGTCTTTCCGGCTGTCCTAACGATTTCGTCCAGCACAGGAACGGCAGGCAAATTGGTGACTCAGGCTGGAATTGCACCAGCTATTGCAAGGCCCTTCAGTGGCTTCTTTATCTTGCTTTCGCCACTGGACGGAAGGCTGCGTGTCACGTGGTTTTGGCGGGTGGCAATTACTTCTTTCCTGCGGCTACGAATTTGCGGTATTGAGAAGCAAGCGTCATATCAGTTCTTCCAACTTCTTCCCGAGTTCAATTCATAATACTCTTTGGCTGGAATGAGCGACACACCAGCAACACCTGTTTCCATGTATGGTGACTTGACCTTAAGGTCGAGGGCGTTCTGAATGGCATCTGCTCTGGTTGCCCCAGTGACGTGCTCCTGCCTGTTTGACATGATTCTTGGCGAACCTTCCCGAATGTCATAAAGGAAACAGACCCATTCGGTGTCTGGTGGGTAGGTTTTTTTGGTCATATCAGTTTGTGGGTTTTCTTGTGGCAAGTGTCGCATCCTTCTCGCCTTTTTGCCAGATTTCAGGGCGATGATAGGATTGATGGCCGACTCGCCGCTGAGTCAAAAATTATCAAAGATCACTTCTTAGCAGGGCTCACACGCTCAAATTGGTGACTCAGGCTGGAATTGCACCAGCTATTGCAAGGCCCTTCAGTGGCTTCTTTATCTTGCTTTCGCCACTGGACGGAAGGCTGCGTGTCACTGTCCACGCCGCTGAGTCAAAATGTCAAAGATCATTTCTTCTTCACGCTTTTCATAGGATTATTGGCAGCTTTCACACTCCCCCTCGGTTACGTTGCACGCACGATCTGGCAACGGTTCATTGAAGTCGTCGCCTTCGTAATGGCAGACAAGACTGATCGCGGGTTCGGCAGGAGGACCGTCTTGGCTAATGACAGGCTCGCAGTTAAGGCCAAAGCTCATGGGCAACCCATAGTTACGAGCGGCCTCATTGAGGGCAACCATGACGTCGCTCAGGACATCGGTTGGGTGTTGGTAGATGCGGATGGGGCGGGTGCGGTATGCGGTCATAGATAGCTCCAGTATTTTCCGGCGCATCGATACCCAGATTTAATGGCTTTAGCGACTGCGCCTCTTTCCTTTCCTATTGCCAATGATGCAGTTTGGCAACTCGAAAAAACTTGGCCTTGGTTGTTTTTAACGGGCCTAGATAGTGGATGATCTTTGTTTCGACAATTCTCGGCATGTGTGACCCAACGGCAGTTATCGGGGGAATATCCTGCACTATTGTCAATACGGTCCAATTCAAGTTTTGGGTCAAAGTTCCCAGCTAACGCCCACTTCTTAAAGGGTTCATATTCCTCCCACGCAAGGCAAACCTTGATGCCTTTCCGTAAATAAGGTTTGTGTCGGTCTCGGCATCTTGCGTGCATCTGAGTCCACTTCTTGTATATCTCATAGCCTACTGTGCCTTGATTTCGGCTGTCTCCGTGGGTTTTGGTGGCTTTTGTGATCTTCCTAGCTCGTTGGCAACCGCAGTCTTTAGTGTTGCCCGAACGAAGATTTGGCCGAGTAACAACTGTTAATGAGTCACACAACAGACATCGACACTCCCATTTAGAGTTGTGCCCTGTTGCCGGATATTTTTTGACGACAAGTAAGTTGTTGAATGTGCAGCCGACTAAGTTCATGCTGCACAATTCGCTACCATTTTACTTTGTCTAGCTGTTTTGCCACTTCGTAGCTGCCCAGTAAGCAGCGGACATTTTGCCTTTTTTAATATTCTTCTCATGCCGAGCAAAAAAAGATTTTCGGCGTGTCTTGTCTGCTTGGCTTTCTCCTTTGCGTGGGGGCGAGCCACTGACTCCCTGCTGTCCGAAGCGAATGGTCTTGACCTGAGACCCCTCCTTCGCCAAAACGACATGGGATTTGGTTGGATGGTTCGGAGTCCGCTTGGGTTTATTGACTCCTTCAAGCCCTAGCTTGTTGAGTCGAGATTTGAGAGAGTCTGGAGTCATGGCGGTCGAGAGTGGGGTAAGTGCTATCGAATGTCAATGCTAAAGCTAGGCTTCACGGTAAAAAACTACGGTATCGGCAATGGAGGTCATGGTTACGACACGGAACAAGCGACCTGTGCGTCTCCCATGATAGGAAGCCAGCACGGCCAAGGTGTTTCGTAAGTCCTTGGAGGCAAGGAAAGACTGCCCCACCTCCAGTTCGAGGATTGGATACTTCGGCTTCGGCCCACGTCGAGGCACAAGCCCTTCCGGGGTAGTAGCAAGGACGGATGAGATACGAGACATAATCAGTAGGGGTCGGCATCAAGCGTGGCTCCGAGATCGTTCCGGTAGATGGAGTACTCTCGTTGGGAGTTATTCAGAGAACGCAGCCACGTCGGAGGCGTTTCCCGATTGCAAAGTTGAGCAAGGGCTCGGCCAAGAGCCTGTGGGCTGTGGACCACAGTGCGGTAGATGTCGCGAAGGGATTCCATCTGGCTAATGGCGTCGAGAAGCTCGGTCGGATTCCCGGTCCACACATTCCCATCGGCAACCGAGAACCACATCTTGCGCCAGAGCCGGATAAGCTCCTCGACAGCGGTCGATGTCTGCGCTCCTTGGGCAATGGAAACCAATCGTGGATGGTGATACTTGCGAGTTCCCCAGCGCGGGTCACTGAACAAGTCAGGAACAATACTTTCCAGCCATGCGCGTCCTTCCAAAAGGAAGGTGCAGAACGCTGGGATTTCAGATTGGATTTCCGCGTTGGTCGGAAACTTACCAGAGAAGGGTTTCTGGATGGCATAAAGGTCCACCTTGTCCATGAGGTTGATCTCGGTAGAGGGCAACATTCGGATGGATTCTGGGTCGTCGTTCATGTTGACGATCACGCGACCAAGCCAAGGCAAGCGTTGAACCTCACGATACATGCCTCGAACTGGGATGTTGTCGCAAGCGGCGACCGCCTTGAGCATCTGCGAGAATACCATGCCGAGTTTGGTGTCCGAGGCCGATACGGGGTCGTCCACTCCCCAAAGCGGAGCATGGCAAAGCGTTCCATTGAAGCTGTCCTGTCCGAACAAGTAACGAGCTGAGTCCTCCACCGCTCCAAAGATGTTGCCTTTTACCATGAGCAGATAGGTCTTGCCTGCCCCCGGAGGCCCAGCGTGCATCTGAACTCGTCCACGCTGAACGTCGCCAGCATAGGCAGTCTGGTAGAAGTGCATGAGAGAGCCCATGGCATGTGCAAACTGCTCTGGGTTGTGTTCCCGGTCGTACAGTCCCTCAAAGTAGGCTGCGAGTTTTGGGAAGCCGTCTCCCCACTTGCCACTCACGGTGCCGTCTGGCTGAGCCAAAACAGCGCGTGAGGTATTGAGGAACGGCTGACTGTTCACATAGACTACATCGGCCTGCTTGTAGTGGAAAGGAAACGTCCCTGCCACAGAATGCGTGACTTGGACTTGGTGAATCAAGCGGTCCACAGGGGAAAGCGTCTCGCCACGGGCACGCTCATCGGATATGCCCGAGACTCGGAAGTGGAGTTTAAGGTCCTCTTTCTGCAAAGGTTGCCATCCAATGTTCGGCACTTTGCGCCAGTACTTGTTGGCGGTGCATTCAAAGTAGATGTTCTCGATAGCCGCTCCGACCACTTCATCGGTATTGCGCTGCTCCCAATCACGGCCAAGCAGTTCGCCCCACGACACGAATCCCTTGTCTCCAGTGAAGCAAGTGAGTCCATCTTCTCGGACGATGCAGGATTGAGCATTGCCGTTATCCCAGAAACGATTGCCACGTGCGCCTACGACAAAGTTATCCCAACCTCCCGGCCACACTCCGGGATAGCGTGCGATCAAGGCTTCCTTGACCTTCTCAAATGGCACGGTGATGCGTCCGCGTTTGGCGTTGCGTGCCGAAAGCAGAATGGCTTCTGACATCCAGCCTTCGAGATGGACCAAAGGAATTGTCCCTGAGTCTGGCACTTCCACCCAATCCGTCCCTGCCTCGAAGTACTGCCAGTATTGTTTGGTGGCTTGCGTGTCGAAGCCGGGGAAAAGCGATCTGACGCCAAGGTTGCGAATCACTCGCTCGGTGAACTTCACGCCTACCTTGTCGTCGTGAAACAGCATGGGAGACTCAAAGATGTACCATGCACGAATGCCGCCAGAGAACGTGCGAGAAATCCAGCGTGGACGGAACTCGGGGTCCGTGTTCGCTACGATCTGCGCCAGCGGGTCTCCTGTGAAACGAGTATCAAAATCTGCGATGTAGCCGTGCATCCGAAGCGGCTGATTCGTCTGCGAAACTCTCTGCGTCTCCGACAGTCCTGACATCGCTGAGACGAACACATGGTTCGTTTCGGGCTGGAGGCACCAACGACGAAACGCATCCTTGGACTCGAACTCCGGGCGAGTGATGGGAGTTGCAGGTGGCAGGATGAAGTCCTCGACGGATGCGGCAGAAAGATTTCTTAAAGATTTGAACATGGTGTAGTGAGAAAGAAAAGAGTGTTACTTACAGAAGCCGCTTCAAAAGCAAGCGGCAACGTCCGATGTCATCGAGAGCCTCATCCACTTTTTCAGAGAGTTCCTCGTCGTCATCCCGGTCAATTTGCTCCAGCAAAGGAACGAGAAGGTCAAAAGTGTCAAGCACCTGCTGTGCGGTCTCGGAAACTTCTGGGCTATTTTTCATAGTGTTTGCTGGTAATATGCTCGACACCGATAGGTAGTCCAGTAGCCCATGACGGAACTTCGGTCATCAACGGTGGTACGATGGCGGCTCCATCCATGTTTTCTGGGATTTCGCAAACGATTTCATCGTGCGTGTGCATGACGACTGCGATACCAGCCTGCTCGATACGCTGGATAGCCAAGGCAAAGACTTCGCGAGCGGTGGCTTGAACGAGGTTCTCAAAGAGCTTCCCCGGAAACATCTTTACACGGTCGCCTCCACGTTCACGGCGCACGAACATGCCGTCGCGAGTCTGAACGACATCCCAATAACGAATCGTTCTGCCAGAAGGCAGTTCCAGTTCAAAGGTGCGGTCTTTCTCTCGACTAGCCACGGTGAGTGCTCGGCCAAGATTACTCCACATGCCAACGAGCTTGGGATTTGATGAACGGAACTGGGCGACAGTCCGCTCGGATTCTTCCGCCGTCAGATCGAGTCCGGCGATAGTCTTGGCATAGGATTGGAAACGCTGGGCTCCTAGACCGAAACCTAGCCCAAGAACTCGGGCCTTGGCGTATTGTCGCAGGTCGAAGTACTTCGAGTCATCCTTTGCTGCTTGCTTGAGAGGAATGGGCAGATCGTAGCCCATCGTCTTGCGAGCGTGAGCTTCATAGACGCACATGCCATTGCGGACCAACTCAAGCTGCTCATGATCTCCGCACAGCCAAAGAGTTACGCGAGCTTCGATCTGGGAGTAGTCAGCAATGAACAGGTTATGGCCCTCCGCAGCCATGAAGCATTCACGGATGTTCACACCGTCAACTTCATCCCGAGGAAGATTCTGCATATTCAATCCAGAATCTCCAGACCAGCGACCTGTATGATTGGCTCCGAAGTACTTCAATCCATAGCGAGCACGACCGTTGTGAGTGCGTGTCTGAATGGCTTCCAAGACTTTGAGAGATCGATTGATCGAGCGGTATCGCTGAACGGCTCCGACGAAGGGAGCTACGTCTGCGTACTTCTCGCTCCATGCTTGGAACAGCTCATCCTTCGTGGCTGTCGAATCAGGCACAGGGATGCCAGCTTCGCGGCAGGCATTCTTCAACTGAATCGGGGAGGTTACTGGGTGGCTGTTAGCCCAAGGGATTTCCTTTTCGATCTCCCAGAGCCGTGTCTTGAAGCGGTCGATGCCTTCCTCGATGGCCTTAGCGTCTGTCGCAACGCCACGGTCTCCCATCATGATTGTGTGCCATGAGAGCCACTGTTCGTGCTCCGGCATGAGGTGAGCAAACTGTTTCCAAAGCAACCAGCACGCCTTGGCGTCTCCAAGGGCATAGCGTGCAATCTCCTCCTTCACCTCGTTGGGTAGCGTGTGGTAGTCCTTGCCCTTGAACTTATCTCGCGTGGTCTTGTCCAGACCAATGCCTAGAAGTTCCCGGCAGGAATCCAGCAGAGAGCGCGGGGCTTGCAGATAGGATACCAGATTCGAGGTGCAGAATCCACGTTCCTCCAAGGGGAAGGGGATGTATCCACGCTTCTCATACTCGCGCAGAACGACTCGATCATACGCATAGTTATGGGCGCAGACATCCTTGCCCCGAATCTCCTCCCAAGGAGCATCTTTTGGATGCCCGACAAAGGCCAAGCCAGTGTCTCCATCATAGATCGAGCACATGAAGTGGTCTGTCTCTGGGTGGGAGACGTAGCCGTGGACGCCAAGAGGACTGATTGAGCGGTCCTTGGAGTAAGTTGCTTCGGTATCGACGGCAATCATTTTGTCCGGTAAATCTGGAAAACTTTCCCGTTGTCATCGGTGCGGTAGTTGAACTCCCGACCAAGCCGACGTTGCCAACGAGGAAGGCTGGCGCGGAGCGTTGCGAGGGATGGAGCTTTGCCGGGAACGACATGGATTTCAATGAACTGACGAACCTTGAGAGCTTCCAGAGCCTTGAAAACTTCGGAACGTGGACGGCCCGGACGAGTGAAGTCACGGCGAGGGTCAGGGATTTTATTGAATGGTTTGGGCGCAGAGATGTGCATGAGTTAGGATAGATTAGGGGTTGAAGAAGGCCGCTCCCCCGTGAAGGAGAGCGGCCCATGTGTCGGTCCAGTTAGGACAGCTTCTCACGGATGTAGCGGTGAACCGCTTCCGGGGTGCTGCCTGCCGCCGAAAGCGACGGGGCGAACCAAGAGTTCGGGCCGTAGGTTTTCTTGACCGCCGAGATGTTGTAGAGCCCAGCCGTCAGGTCGCCCTTGAGACGGAGGCTGACATCCTTGCGGAGAATCGGCACCGTGCTACGGAAAGCCGTGCTGCGAACCGTGTAACGGGCTGGAGCGTAGCTGGTTCCATCGATGTCCTCGCCGCCGTCGAAGTCCGCAGGGACTTGGACAAGGCAATCCAGTTCCGCGATGTCGGTCACGTCAACGCCAGCGTCACGCGCTTCGGCAACAGTGTCGAACTTACGGGGAAGGGCATCGCTGCCGAATGGCACGTCCTCGATGAAGTAGCGTTTCACGCGGAAGAATACCGCCTTGACGCTAGTGCCAAGATCGAGGCACTTGTCGTAGATCAAGTGACCGAGCCATGAGGGGTTGTCGTCCATCAGCTTGCCGGACTTCTGGCAGATGACCAGACTCGGGATGGCGAAGTCACGGGAGGTGAACTCACCCTCGAACTGTCCGGGCATCGCCACAGTGAGTTCCTGTGAAACAGGAGCCTCGGCTTGGGCAGGTTGGTTAGACGAAGCGGCAGGAGCCGCAGGATTGATAGCAATTTTAGCCATTGTGTATTGGATGTTGGTTTGTGGTTTAGTGTCGCGTGGTTAGCGAACAGGGGTCAGATAAAGACTCAGCAACAATATGCAAACTATTTTTCACATATTTAATTGGCTGAGCTTTACGTCAGATGAATAGCCGCGTTTGATGTGAACGGCCCCGAGAGCGAACCCAGTTTGCGGCCAAGGCTTAGGGGGAGTTGGAACGAAAAGAATCTCCTTAATCCCAAACCCTGCATCTGAGATGTCTTTGAGACGGGCCTTCATGAAGAAGGCGTTCACAAGGCAGAGAAAGACCACGTTGCTAGAGCACTCCATAGACTTCTTGAGGAAAGGCCGGAGCTTTGACCAAGGGGGGTTGGTGATAGTCCAGCAGACAGGCTCTTGTCTCGAATCCAGAAAGTCGGTCCCCTCATCGAGTTCGTAAAACTCCACAAAGCCGTTTGTCGCGTAGGGCAGCAGGGCTTCATAGAAAGCTCCTTTGCCCCGACAGGGGTCCAGAAGCATCCCAGATGGGTTGAAGTGTTCAACGATTGCTTTCGCCAACTCTGGCGGAGTATAAACGCGGTCGTTGCCGCCTTTGGGTGCAAGAGGTCTGCTCATGTTCTTGGTTAGTTATAGAGCAGCCGTGCTCCGATGAGATACTTGATTCCGGCCACAAGTCGCTGGCCTTTGTGAAGTTGCCGGATGTCAAAGATTCCGGCCTTTCCTTTCTCCCGTTTGATCGTAGCGACAGGCTTGTTGTCTTTGTCCAAAAAGACTGTGCCGCCACTGTTCGGGTTCTCGTCATCCTGATCGAGATAGATGATGAGCTTTTTGAGGTTCCGTTTCTTTCCTTCGTCTTTCCGTTCATCTTTGTGGGAACTGATATAGAACGGAGCTTGATGTCTGGAAATCGTGATCTCCTTAGCGCACCCGTGAAACGTGTCGGCGTCTGGGAAGTCGAACTGACGCAGCTTGGCCTCGATGACTTTAGCCATCTCTGTGTCAATCAGGATGCCCTGTTTCGATTTGGTCTTGTCGATGTAGTCGATGAAGAACTGGGTCTCTTGTTGGTCCAAGAAATTGGGCAACTCATAGAGGGGATAGGTCTCCTGCTTTTCGGAGTGGGGATAGACTAGCTCGTTCATGCGGCGGAGGCGCGAGATTTGCGGAGGTGGTAGCTTTCTTGAGTGGCCATTACGGCCCCAGAATCGCGAAGGGAATCTTCGAAATCTTGGGCGACGTACTTCTTCTTCCCCTTGGGAGCTGTCTCACGGATGGCGTCGAGCAGTTTTGGAACGGAGAGATCGACTGCTCCCATGATAGCTGCGTGGTCGAGGCCAGCTTGTTCGGCCAAAGAATAGACGAGTTGAGGGTCGATGACGGACGTGGTGCCCTTGCGAGTTACCAATGAGTAGCCGGGAATCTCGACACCCGATTCCAGACGGAGGTCAAGTGCGTGCTTGCGGACGCTGCCTGCCCAACGCTCCATGATGTCGGCAACGACAAGAGCGCGGGATACGACGAGGGGGTCTGCGAGAAGGGCTGGGTCGTAGGCTTCCGGCACGACAAGAGTTTCGGGTCTGGCCTTGGCGTAGGCTTGGGCCACGGGCAATGCGAGCTTGGTTAGGGCAGGGCAGACACCTGCTTTGGCACAGTAAGTGCAAACGTGCGGGTCAGGATTGTGGACGGAGATGGCTCCCTGCTCGGCTTCCTCGGCTCTACGGTCGATGGCGATGAGTTCCAGTTCGATCTGATTGCAGTCCTCACGGGTGAGGCTGCTTACGTCCGCTTCCAGCAGACGCACATAGACGACGTGGATTTCAAGCGTCTGCATTTTGGTGAATCTACGGAACAGGCCAGAAGCGTAGGCGCGTTGCTGGATGTTGTTCTCCACAGCGGCTTGGGCGTTGTATCCTGTTTTCCAGTCCACCAAAATCCCCCGTGTCTCGTCTGGGGAGAGCATCGCAAGGTCGGCATGGCCGTAACCCATGTGTGGGATGTCGATGCGGATTTCGACATATTGCCGCCAGTCTTTACGGGTAGCCAAAAGGCTGTCCCAGTACTGGACGCCAACGAGAGCGATCTGCTTCGCATCGGCGGACAGCCCACCAAAATCCTTCTTCTCGATGGCTTCATGGATGGCTGTTCCCTCAACGGTTACGGGATGGAGCGGACGGTCATTGTCCGGTGCGTAGTGAGGGCATACGGCATAGCTGCCTAGGGACGAGGGACTGCGTTTTGCGTGGGCGCGTTCTGAGTGTGGTTGAGTATTCATGCTTCGTTAATTGTCATATCTCCATCGTTAATGAGATCAATGTTGTCTAGTTTTTTGTCCACTTTTCGACGAACACGTTCTTCAACCGTTCCGTCTGCGAACAGAATCTTCTGGACGCAGGGCGTCTTGCCTCCGTTGCGGTGGATACGGCCAAGAGCTTGGCGCATCTCGACAGCACTCCAAGTAGGGAAGATCAGGGACATCCGTGGATGTCCGCCGTGCAGGTCGTGCAACGATACTCCGACGCCGCCTGCTTGAACCATCGCAAGGATGAGTTTGCATTCGTTGGCTTGGAATCGGCGGATGTCCTCCTCCCGTTCATCGGCTGTCTGGCCTCCGTAAATGGCTCCAGCATCCGGGAACGCCAGCCGGAGTTCATCGAGGGTATTGGTGAAGTTCATGAATACGGCAACGCTGATTCCTTGACTCAAGGCATCGTCGATCATCTCGATCACGGCTGGCAGTTTAAGGTGCTCGGATTTCTGACGAGCACGCAGGAGCATCTCCCCAGCGGATTTGGCATCTTGCTCCATCAACTCTAAGGCAGAGTAGTACTCCTGATCGAGCGCGGCGGTCTCGTCCACTGGAACAGGGACCGTAAGGATTTGGTTCTCTGGGAACGCATCTCCGAGGTCCTTGACTCGGATACGGACTCCCTTCTCGTCAAAGACTTTGGCGTGGAGATTCAGCAGGATGTTTTCGTCGCCAACAAACTTGAGTCCTTGAAACGGCAGGTTCTTGCGACAGCCTTGAGTAAAGCACCAACGATACCACTCATCCCAATGGACGATGCCTAGTTGGTGGCCAACGGCTCGCATCTTGAGCGGGGAGTCCGCCAGCGTAGCCGAGACAATCATGAGCGGCTTTGGCGCAGCCTTGAGCAGCATGGCGTTCTGGCTGTCTGAACCTGTGCAGCGATGGGCTTCGTCGAAGATGAGCAGGCAACGCTTTGGTAATGTCCACTCCCAACCTGCTTTGGTTTTGCGAGCGTGCTTCTTGTCCCACCGGATGCGTTCCAGATTCTCAACAAACAGAACCTCAACGCCAAGGATAGCCAGTGTCTCTTTCCAAGAAGGAATCACGGACTTGGGACAGACCACGGCGACGGGCCAGTTGAGTTTCTTGGCGGTGAACGCAGCCACAAAGGTCTTGCCAGTTCCGGTGTCGGAACCGTCCACAGTCACGCCAAAGCGCAGCAGGTTTGCCGCATGACGTTCACAGGCTTCGATCTGGTAGGGGCGAGGAGTCAACGTAGTTATTTAACGAGGTTCATCTTTTTCGCCCAGCTCAAGATGGTTTCCCATTCATGGCCGAGACGGCGTTCGATCATGGATATGTCCCATCCGTCTTTCCGCATAGCAAGTGCTCGGCGGATACGGACAATTCGTTCGGCTTCTGGGTATCGTTTGAGGTGTGTTCGCATGAGTTTGTTGAATTAGTATGCCCACTTGGAATCGCCAAGCACTTCGTCGCTGTCGTGCCACCACTCATCCCATTGGGAATTGCTTGCGGCATCCCAGTCAGGGATTGCTGACGCTGCCTCCTTTGGAGTCAAGCTCACGGGTAGCCATTTGAGGCGGTTGTTTGGATAGACGGCGATCTGCCCATTATTAAGACGGATGACGTTGCCTTCCTTGTGCTCGTCGAGCAGGTCAGCATCGGCCATGTCAAGGGCTCCAAGATGTTGGTTCTCGGGGATGTAATCGATGGTGAACAGATAGTGACCTCCAATGCGCTGGCCTTTGCCAAGGTTCACAAGGATGGGAACATCGGTAAGCTGGTCTTTGCGCCAAAGCTCGATGCTGCCGGACAGGCATTCCCACATCTGGACTTGGTGAAGCTCTAGGGGTTTGTGCTCAGTGGTTTCGGGTTCGTACCAGTAAAGACAATGCGGTGGCACTTTGTCGTAACACGCAGCGAAACGTGGCACCCACACTTGCCAACAAAGGGGGCGATGACGGAGCGCACGGACGCTGACAAGCCAAGCTGGCTCAAAGGTGTCCGCGCTTCCCCCAAAGGCATCGTTGCGAACGAACACCTTCATTTTTGGGACGTTGATGTTTCTCATGATGTTTTTTACGGCTGACTGAATATCGGTTCCAAATAATGCCTTAAATTTTTTGAAAGCTGGGACATCACTTACATCTGGGAAGATGGGGTATTTCTCCGGCCAGCTCCAATAGCACTTTGAGATGTTCCGATGGATTTTTCTCCCACTGATTCCAAAGGTAATCCACTAGCAGTAAGTGAACTTGATTTTTGAGATGCTTCGGTCCTTCTTCTGTAAAAAGTAATTTTTTCACCAGTTCTTGATTCATATTGTTCTTTTTTGTCAGAGTTGTATTTATCAGGGTGGTGGTGTCTGTGGTGCTCATTTGATTCGATAAATGTTTTTGGCTTTGCCTGCGATGCCGTTCGATGCGCGTTCCACGCGGATGAACCCGGCTTTCTCAAGCGCAGTGAGTGCGCCACGGATGGTGGGACTCGCCAGTCGAAGGCGTTCCGCAAGATCGTCAAGTGTGGCGGCTCCTTGCTCCACGATGATAGCGAGGCAAGGGAAGGTTGAGGGTGCTCGGATTCCGGGTTCAGCGGAACCGAAAATACGGAGGATAAGATCAGTGGTTAGGTGGGGTGGCATTAGATGGTGAAGCGGATGCGGCTGCGGATTTTGGAGAGGTGGCGAGTTTTACGGAGAACAGCTCCGCCTTCGCGGGAGCCTGCTCCATCCGTGTTCCCTTCGATGGTGCGAACATTGCCGTTCTTGTCCGGTGCTGAGATGGCGATGCCAATATGGCTGAACGTGAAGATCACGATGTCGCCAGCTTGGATGTCATTGCGGTGAGGCTTGCGAGTATTGGTGGAGTCGTCCTGTTCCCGAGACCAGTTCTCGAAGTCCCATGCGCCTGCGGTTCGCGGACGCTTGAAGGTTTTGGTTTCCTTGGTGCCTGTGGCAGTCAGGGCTTCACGGACGCACCAACAGACAAAGGCAGCGCACCAAGGCCATCCGACTTTGGGGTTCAGCCAAGTGGCTGCTTTGTATTCGTCAACGCGGGGACCGCAGTTGCTTCCATTGACTTCGGAGACGCCGACTTCCTTGGCGGCGATTTGAACGAGGGCTTGTGGTAGTTTCATAGTAGGTTAAGAGATGCAGCGTGCCAGATGAGGCAGGCGTCAGATGTGTCCAAGGTTATCTTGGTGGTGGGGTATAGCTGCTGGGCTTTTGCCTTCAACTTATTTTTCCATTCAGTTTTGCTCATCCCATTTGATGTTCCGAGTCCGAGAACTTTTTGCCACTTCTGCGGACGCACCAAAACAGTCGAAACCTTGAGGGCTGCGGCGATGCCGAGCAGCACGCCAAAGTTCCGACCGAAAGTGAACATTGCGCTTCCGGGCTGGCCCATGCCTCCAACGTATCCACCGACTTCTTCCAAGACGAGCTTGGTGGGTTGGTGAGACTCAAACATCTCCACGATGTCGTGCGGGGTTTCGGGCATGGGAATCAACTTGGGCGTCTGGCCGGGATTCCCGAAGGCCAGTCCGCCATGCTTTCCGGGGTCGATGGCTAGAATCATGGCTTTTTCTTGGAGAGTTTTCGCAGATCAAGAAGCGGGATGGGTTTGGATAGGTCCACGCCTTTCTCAAGGCAGTAGATAAGAGCGGCGTCGATTTGCGCGGCAGGGCGCATGGTTAGGGTTCGAGGTGTATTCATGGTTATTGGTTGGGGTAAGCGTCTGGTTC